AAGCATGTGCATAGCACAGTAGATGTTAATCCGAATACATTCAGTCAGGATGACGAATTACCGCACCTATACTACGAAGGCGATGAAAGCAACATTAAAATACTAATCGAAAAAATCCAAATCAAATGAAACAATTTACAGACACACAAAAGCTAGTGTATGCTATGCTTACGGAAAACACAGGTAGCCACGTATGTGATTCAGGCGGTGCGTATGGTAGGAATTGGTCAAGAAACCAAGCCAAGACTATCGAGGACTTTGATAATGAGGAAGAGCAATCCATCGAAAAGTCTGAATGGACTGACAAAGATGGAAAGGTACACACTGAGTATGAACGTAGAGTGTCAATCTTTCACTACCTAAGCGAACTTACACTCGATCACCTGTGCGTTAATTTTAACGCACGGAATACTGACTGTGATGATTGGAATGGAGATATTGCTTACGGAGTATCACAAGCAGGTGCTGACTTCCTTGAGTTGATAGGTATGGAAAGTAAACATCAGTTCAATACATACAACGGAGATAGCGACCTATCCCAAATCTTACAAGGTGCATGGCTAGATATGGACGGGGAAACATACCTGCTCTTACAGATACACGGAGGTTGTGATGCTAGAGGTGGCTACACCGATGCGAAGCTATTCAAAACCGAAGATGATTGGATGATACACCAATACTTGCGAGAGTATATGGATAGCGATGAAATTGAAGAGGAATTAGAATACCTAAATCAGTAAAACGTCAAACCCTTAGAGAGTAGTAGTATTATATATATAATAATTCAGTATGAATTATATATATAATACACTACCTCTTAAAACCAAATCAAAATGTCAAACAACGAATTATTCAAAACCATTGAAGCGCAAGGCAGACTAATAACAGAACTGCGTTCTCAAATTGAGGAAATGTCGATGCTTACAGAAAGGCTGGTAGACTACCTAGAGCCTCACGAAGAAGACCACTATGAAGAGTGTGTAGCTAGTGATATAGACGTAAGCGAACACATCATGAATGTAATCAAGGAAGTAAAAACCATAATCAAATAAACATGAACATACAAAACCACATCAAGGAAGAGATGCGTAAGCTAAATAGAGGCATCGTAGCTACACCACACACTAGAGAAGACCTAGAATCATTTGCTAACGCAAACAATGGTTGTAGTGACATATTACTTATGCAAATGGCAATTAACTACGGATACAAGTTAGCATTAGAAAACCTAGAAAACGAATTAGCATGAAGAACTTTGAAATGGAAGTGGTGCGTACATACACCACAACAATCGAGGTAGCTTTACCTGACGACCTATCGCCATACGACGTTGAAAGAATAACGCTAGGCAATACAGTTGAGTGGGATACAAAGGGTAAGAGCTTTGAAGATGACCTATACCACGAGATATGGGATACGCTAGGTGAAGCAGAGCTTGAGCAATGCGACACAGAAATTCTATCCGTAAAAACAACCAAGCGCAAGTCGGGTGAGCAACTATTCAACGAACTTGGATTCACATCAGAAAAAGGATAACTATGAAATACGCAAGACAATGCTCTGTAACGGGCGAAGGAATGAACGAAGGCTATCTTGTAGGGGATTGCACACCAGTCAAGTACGAGAAAGACCTCATCGCTCTTATACGTTCATGGAACGTAGATGAGAACAACGAATTGTCTGACGAGTTTATACTCACTGAATCATACAATAATGAGGAATACTTCTGGACTGTGTGGGAGGATGAGAGCGAACACCAGTACGAAGAGATAAACGGAAAACTAATTGAAATACAATAACATCATGACAAAACAACAACTACACGAACTAAGAGAGCGAGTGCAAGAGGACTTGCTTACATACTTTGATGGCGTACTGATTAATATGGAAGCCATAGCCGTGCATGAACAAGCTATGGACGGCATGTGCGAGATAATAGTAAATAATTTTAATAAATACGAAGGACAAACATTATGATATACTTACGAAAAAACTGCACCGAGCAAGAACACATAGATTGGGTGCTTGAGATGAGGCAATACGCTGGTGGTTTCCACTACAACCTCATAGAAGCGTGGCGTAGAGCAGACGGAGAGAACAGGCGCAGACTAGAGGAAGCCTTCCCTTATGACTACCGCATACCATTAGGTAAACCAAAATAATACATCATGAAATCATTACTAATTAAATCACACACAAAATGAACGATAACAAACTAATAGCAGAATTTATGGGGTTGTATGATGAGATATCATTAGACTCCATTGCAGGTAACATACACTCTTGGAGTGATGCTCCATTCTTTTACATAACAGAAGATAGTAAGGAGAAAGTAATGGAAGGAATTACTGAGTACTCAAAGTACCACACATCATGGGATTGGCTGATGCCTGTAATAGAGGAGATCGACCACCTACAACGTGAACGCATACAAAGCATTGAGGATGCATTGTCTACAAGGTGCATAGGAGATGTTTACAATGCAGTAGTAGAATTTATTAGAGAGTATCGTTTAACACCAAAAGAAGTAGTATGATGGAATCAAGTAAAAAGCAGTTAATCGAATGGGCAAATCGTATTGAGGAGATAACAAACCTTAGATCTCAAGACATCATACACGATATCTCAGGAATCATGAGAGATGACGAACATTTTTTACCAAGACTATGAGTGAACGTAAACCAAAAACAAAATCAGGGTTCGCATCATTTAATATGCAGGAATTTGCAGAGATGCTAGTAATCGGTACAAACAATAAACCAAATCAAGATGAAATACTACAACAGAACAGACCTTTAGAACACAAGAAAGCATGAACTACACTAACACACAGATAGAAGCTATGTACCTTGATTGGTTCAACAACTTCCTTTCATGCGATGCATGGAGGCAACACTATAACTTAGGTATGGCAGAGGGTGAGAACATACTCGATATAGGCAGACAATTAAATCAAATAAGAAAGCATGACTGATATAGAAAAACTAACAGAAAAGAACAAACATCTACAAGAAACCATACTTGCTTATTCAGCAAGAGTAAATATGTATGAGCTCAAAGTAGGTAGACTAAGACGTAACATGTGTAAACTAATGAACGATGAACGATAACGAATACAACGAAGTTGATCGTTTAGTATACTTAAGCAAGTATACCTGTGATTCATGTGGTGATCGCACAGACAGGGTCGCATTCAATGAGGATAAAGATATAAATGAATGTATGGACTGTATATAATTAAAGAATACAATAAGTGAATCAACTCACCTAATAGCATAACTAAACATGAATATACACAAAGAAAGAGTAAACAAACTCAGCGGTCAATGTTATGATATCTTCCACGAATACGGAGGGTATGACTACAACGACGAGATGCTGTACCAACTACAAGGATTAGAAGAGTCCATACACGAATGTATGAACGAGGAGGATTGGAAAAACATGGTGGAGGAAGCGGAGACTACAAACACATGGTTCAAGCACATCGAGAAGATACGAGAATTACAGGAGAATATACCAACATCATTATACTGCTAACATGGAAAAAGAATTTAACCCACTAGATGGGTGGACAAAAGATCAAGTTAAGTCAGCCCTCAAAGCCAACACCAAAACTAGCTTACTCAAAGCGGCTATGCAGTGGCGTATAATGGCTGAGAATTTACAAATAGAAATTAATAAATTAAAAGAAAGTAAAGATGGAGAATGAAGACGAAGAACACTACTGCGATTACTGCGCTAGTGAGCGAGTAGAAAAAGAAGGGCAGTTCTGCTCTAAAGATTGTGCTGGTGGATACTGGAACGACATGAACGAAGAAAAAGACTGGTTATTGTAGTGTATTATATATAATAATTCAGTATGAATTATATATAATACACTACATCTAAAGGGAAAATCAATGCCACATTTAATAACACAAAACACTAAGCTAAAAAAGACTAGTAAGATTATTGGACGGAGAGTATTTAATTTTGGGATACCTGCGTTCGAAGATTCAGAAGGTAAAAGAACTTGTCCTTTTGCTGGGGCTTGTGCAAAATATTGTTATGCTCAAAAAGGTGCGTATGTTTGGAGTAACGTATCACCTGCATTTCAACACAGATACTTAGCGACAAAATGCGATTCATTTGTAGATAAAATGACAGCAGAGATTAAAAAGAAAAAAGTTGATATGCTTAGAGTTCACGATTCGGGAGATTATTACTCTAAAAAATACATAAACAAATGGGTGGCTATAGCTAAGGCTTTACCTGATGTTAAGTTCTATTCGTACACAAAATCTATTCCTTTATTTCTTGATAAAGATATGCCGAGCAATTTCGATATCATATATAGTGAAGGTGGTACTCGTGATGATTTAATTGATTACTCTAAGGATAGACATTGTAAAATATTTGACAACATGGAGTCCTTAAATAGTGCAGGTTATGTTTGCGCTATGGAGTCTGATGTTATGGCAACAAAATGGTTTAATCGTTCAAACAAGGTTGGATTGATTATGCATTAAACATAGTGAGTGTCTGGATGATCCGCTGGGGAGTGATGTACCCACCCGATCTGACTGCTTTTGATTTGGTTTAGCAGGGGGTTCGATTCCCCCACTCACACTAATTAATTTAATATGAAAAGACTAATAGGAGTTAAAGAGTTGCGTACTCTTTTAGAATCAAACAAATCTCTTTACGAAATTATGGATGACATTAACACTAGAGCTAGAGTATACGCTATTGAGGAAGGCATACAAGTCCTTCGTAATCAGTCGGGTTCAGCTGAGAAGCAACGTACTGAGTATATAACTAAACAATCAGCTAAAAACCCACCTAGGTATGGGACTAAACAAACATATTAACATGAATATACTAATACCAATAGCGATGTTTTATTTAGTAACAGCTATTTATTTAACATATCAATGCAATAAAGATGAGTAAAGAACATATAACATATCCGTCTAGACAATTAAAACCTGAACATCTTGATGCTATACATTTAATTAAATCGTTTGTTAAAGAATATGAGGGCGTTACAGAAACAAACATATACAAACAAGGTATAAGGTTAGACATCTTAAATGATTTTTATGAGTCATGTAAAAACTATGGGTTTTGATTACAGAAAAAGAAGCTTTAATGATTATAGATAGCATGCGGCTAATAAACAATCAGTCTACAAATTGTGCTATTGACCTTTGCGTTCATGATATAGAAGCGTATGGGTTGGACGAATGGGTACTGTTGGATCCAATTGATATATCAAAAATGTTTTCGGAAATGCTAGATGATTCTGTAAAAGAGTTGATAGACGAAATTGACTCTCAACAAGTTGGTGAATTCCTTATAGATGAGCTACTGGGATCTGATCAAGACCGAGTAGATACACTAAAGGAGTCTAAGAAAATAGCATTAGCCTCATTAAAAATGATGAACGTAATGACAAAATATTATTCAATACACGAATTTATTAAAATACAATACAATGAAGATACTTACTGATAAAGCCATACGTGATTTTAACGATCTAGAAAAAGAGATGAATGCTCTTATGAGTATATTCCTTAGAAGACCATTTGAAATGAGGGACGAAAGCTTGTACTCTAAATACAAAAAAATATCATTCATGCTTTACATATTGTTTTGTAATGAGCATATGTTTAGGTATGGAAAAAAAACAAACACAGCGATAGCTGAATACTTTGATGATTACAATAAGATTCAAATTAAACGCTTACACGATAACGCTATAAAAGAATTAGGCTTAAACAAAACCTTTAATACTTTGTACGAAAACACTAAGAATGTGGGGATTAAGATGGTTACTGAAGGGTGGGTTAAGTCAAGCGCTATGCAAGTTAAGTTTATAAATAGGCAAATAAATATATTAAGAGATAGGAAAAAAACTATAGAAAAAACAGTTGAATGTTAAACTATTATTCGTAATTTTACACACAAAATTTAATTTATTATGGGAACATACAAGTTCAAAACAGTAAACATCCGAGGCAAACAATATGTCGAGGTAAAAGAAAGGGTTAAATACTTCCGCCAAGAAAAGAAGTATGAAAATTGGACCATTGCAACAGAGTTCACGGTGCTAGATTCAGAGCATTGTGTATGTAAAGCAACGGTTGCAGACACATCACAAAGAGTTATATCTACTGGCCATGCTCATGAGATCCAAGCGAATGGCAATATCAATAAGACTTCTTACATAGAAAACTGTGAGACATCAGCTATTGGTAGAGCATTAGCGGTTATGGGTATAGGTGTAGACGATTCTATGGCTTCAGCTGGTGAAGTTGCAGATGCAATACACCAACAAGAGTCTACTGGAAAAGCAAAGCCTAAGGCTAATATCATGGACAGCGCAGTAGGTTATATCAAGTCTTCAACAGATAAGAAAAAAGCATACGAGAATGTAGTATCTAAATACGGAAACGATCTTACAGACAAGCAAAAGGCTGGTCTAAAAAAGTTCGTTTAATGTATAAAAATACTAAAGCATGGCTGGAGGAATTTAACGAGGGTAAAATAACTCGTACAGAATTATCTCGCCAATATGATAAGTTTGTTAGAAATCATATGTATTGCGAGGCTTTAGAAATAATTCCTTTAATTTCATACAGATCAACAGAATGGGATAACATTCGTAATGACAGCAAAATAAAAACAAGTAAAATTGAAATGGACCGTATTGATCAAACAATAAAATCTATTGGATATAAACTAATGCAACAATGACTTTAAGACAACAACTCAAAGAAGCAGTAGGGAAAGAACATCTATCCTACTCCTCTATTAAATACGCTCTTGGAGACATGCGTCTCTGGGAGATGTATATGAGAGGGCAATTAAGAAAGCAGTCTGATGCTTTAACGTTTGGTACACTGTACGACATGCTCCTTTTCGAAAGAGAGAAAGCTATTGAAACGTATACAGTTATTGATGCAGATCAGATCTTAGCGTCATGCTCTCAGAAAACGCAAGACTCTAAAAGGCCTGCTATGACGGCAGAGTACAAAAGTATAAAGTCTGATATGCAACAGGAAGCTGAGGCTATTGGTAAGGAACTATGTTCTGAAGATGATTGGAAACAAGCCAATGAAATGATCGAAAGATTAGATGCTTGTGGATTGAGAGACACATATCTTAAAGGGCAATACCAAGTTGAGTTTAATGAAGATATCAATGGTGTCCCTTTAAAAGGATTCCTTGATTGTCTTGGTGACGGATTTATAACAGATAGTAAGAGCGCTAGAAGCGTAAATAAATTTAAATACGATGTTAATAGTTGGTCGTATGATATTCAAGCATACATATACTCAACTGTATTTGGCATAGATAACTACTATTGGGTTGTGCAAGAAAAGGCATACCCATACTACCCCGCCTTAGTAAGGTGCACTGAAGAAACAATGTTAAGGGGTGAAATGAAATTCCATGAAGCGCTCACCAATATAAAAGAGTGGTTAGCTAATGGACATAAAACGGAAACACATTACGCTGTTTTCGATGCATAAGGTTGTAAAAGCAAATAGTTTGCTTTCAATATAATTTATAAATTATTTTAATAATGAGTGATACTAAGTATGATTCCGTACTCGTAGGGTACACAGAAGAGCCACGTTTTTACGATGGTAAGTTTGCAGGTGTAACAGTGAAATATAAAGTCACTGAACTGCAGGAGATGATTGACAAATACGCAACACCTGTTCAAGCGAATGGTGACGGCGGTAACGTCTTCTGCAAAACAGCTATATCTAAAAATGGTAAACCTTACACAACCGTGTATGATCCAAACAGTGAGGCAGCTAAAGAAAAGCGTGCTGAAAAGCAGGCCGCAACTGAGGCTGTATCTGATGGAATGCCATTCTAAGAGGCCTATGATAAAACACTCACAGGTTCGTGTAGCCTTCAAGAAACGGAAGGAGATACATGAGCGCTGTGAGTGGATTGTCACTATATACGACACGCCATCTGATATCATGCGTTATGATGAAAAAGTAATGTCACGATTACGTAGGACTTACTATACCGCTAAGTCTAAAAACAAAGAGGTTATCATACGTGAGATATTAGATAGTGTGGAGTTATCACACTCAAATTTAACATTAGATGAACATAAGAGCCAGTATAATAGAAAAAAGTGACGAGATTAAAGAATTGCTTTTAAACAAAAACTCTGCTTACGGTAATAGTGCATTACAACCTGGAGGTATATTCTCTCGTTTAGATAGAATAGAAGCTCTTAAAGCTAGGATAGACGATAAATTAAATAGAATAAAAAACGTAGGAGTACATGGAGAAACAGAAGATACCGTTATGGATCTGGCTGGATATCTTATACTTTTAATGATTGCATTAGACAATGAAAGTAACAATCTTCCAGAGCATAAAGGACACGAAGAGTCCACATCACATAACGATACCCACAGCGCTTCGACGTATACAGGAGGGAAAGTCCGAGTCACTTATAGCGAAGATTAGGGCTGGAGAAAAACCTAAAAAGAAAGAGCTCCCCATTGTTTGTTTCAGTGGGGAGTTTTCGTCTAGGGCTGATGATGCTTTGTTTGAGCACTCAGGATTTATCATACTTGACTTTGACCACGTTAATGTTAGTGAGGTAAAGAAATCATTAGCTACTGACGATTATATTCACTCATGCTGGGTTTCGCCTAGCGGTGATGGAATTAAAGCCTTAGTTAAAGTAACTAATCCTGAGAGACATCGAGATCACTTTAGAGCTTTGTGCACATACTTCAATAAGCGGTATTGCTTAGAGGTAGATGAGTCTGGTATTAATGAGTCAAGAGCTTGCTTTGAATCATTTGATCCTGACATCATTGTTAAAGATAACTCTAAAAAGTTTGGGGCTTTTACTTCTGAGTTTGCGGAAAAACAAACTCCTGATAACGAAGCTTACTCTTACACGGATTACATGAAGTTAAACTTGGCCGCACGTATGATACGTAACGCTCAAGACGGTGAGAAGTGGGTGAATTTAAACAAAGCTGCTATACTTTGTGGTGGATATATATCTGCTGGGCGTATGGAACAGGACGAGGTTATTAGAGTCCTTATGAGAGAGATAGAGAAGAGGGATGTTGACTCTTTGGAACACGCAAAAATAACCGTTATCGATGGTATTGAGAAGGGTAAACAAATGCCTATCAAAGCCTTAATAGATAATGAGCAATCAGCAGAACGAAACCTGCTTATCAATGATGGAGATATGTCTTTCATATCTTCTGACGATGAGGACTTTAGGTGGATAGATGATTTCTCTCAGGGTAAGATTGAGATTGGATTAAAAACTGGAGATGACAATCTTGATGAGCACTTCAGATATAAAAAGGAATTTGTTATTATTAACGGACACAGTAATGTAGGTAAAACTACATCAGCGTTATACTTAATTGTAAACTCTGTTATTCAACATAAATGGAAGTGGATACTTTATTCATCAGAGAATAGAACAGCGTCTATTAAAATGCAGTTAATGCAGTTTGCGTCAGACAGAAAGGTTTCTGACATGAGCTTCTATGAAAGAAAAGCTGCATATGAGTGGGTGAAAGAACACTTCACTATCATCAATAACAATCAAGTTTACAGCTATTCAGATATCATTCTGTTTATGGAAAAGATTTTAAAGCAACAACCAGTAGATGGTGTGTTTATAGATCCATACAACAGTTTAAAGCTTGATATGAAAGGCAGTAACATAGGTGTACATGACTATCATTATGAGTCGGCTAGTTCGTTTCTTACATTTTCAAAAGCACAAAATATTGCTGTGTGGTTAAACACTCATGCTTTTACGGAAGCGCAAAGACGTAAGGGTCCTGACGGATTACCTGTAGCACCATACGCTGAGGATACAGAAGGCGGCGGAAAGTTCGTAAACAGAGCTGATTGCTTCCTTACTATTCATCGAAAGGTTCAATCTCCAGACCATAACATAAGGAAACTCAGCGAGTTACATGTAAGAAAAGTCAGAGAAACAGAAACTGGAGGTTATCCAACACCTATAGAAGATCCATTTAGGATAGTTATGAACTCATCACAAACGGGTTTTATATCATGGCTTAAGAAAAAACCTTTATTTAAATCTATTCATTTTCAATCAGATAAACAAGAAGCAATAAATTTTTCTAACATTTTATCGTCTAACAATTAATTATGGAGTAACTTTACCTCATGATGAGAAAGAAGAGAAACAAAAGAACTTCTAAATCTAAAAAAAAACATCTTGGAAAGTATCAATCATCAATAGAAAAGTATTGTGCTGATCAATTAAGTGAACACGGAATACCTTTTGATTATGAGAAAGAACAATTTACTTTAGTAGAATCTTTTAGGTTTGAACATAAGTATTTCAAGATGACAAGTAAAAGAAAAGACATGTCTGATAGGTCAAATAGCATACAGCAGCCTATACGATATACACCAGACTTTGTTTGTAAGGATTCTACTTGGATTATAGAGACTAAAGGATATTTACCATCGCATCACGATTTTCCAATGCGTTGGAAGTTGTTTCTAAAACACATCATGGATAACAAAATGGATTGTGATGTTTACTTAGCTAAAAATAAATTGCAAGTAAATCAAGCCATTGACGAGATAAAAAAATCTATGAAAGATGACTAAAAAAGAAGCAAGCATTTTTTATATGGAGGCATGTGAAAGAATTCACCACGCAACAAGTACGTTGCATGAAAGCCTTTATAGTGAAGATGGTGAAGATGTTCTTACTGAGATTGAAGATGTAATGAGTAATATAAAGGACTTTAGAGTTTGGGTAAATACAGAATTAGATCTAATTAAAGAAATCTCAAAAGAATATGATCACGACCAACAACCTTTTTAACGAAAGACGCAAACAATCTTGGAAAGACGGTGGAGTATCTGCTACTAGATACGTAAGGATTTTTAATGATATAAGAAAGTCCTCTCGTGAAGAAGACATAGAACTTCACGTAGACTTTTGGCACGGATCTGACGGTGTAGATGTAAAAGGCAACAACCTGCCTGATGAAATATGGGTTGAGTTTAGAAATGTACATGGTGATTTAGGATGGCTTTTAGGTAAAGCAAAATGGATAGCATTTGAGATTTGCGAGCTCGGTGGCTTTGTACGTGTTGAAAGAAAAGAACTTTTAGATTGGTGCTTAGGCAACGTAGACTTCAATGAATACGTCTTATATAAGAAAGACGCATATAAAAAAATATATCAACGGAAAGGTAGAAAAGACAAAATAACTACGCTCGTATTAAACGACTTACGTCAATTAAAAAGTTACGAGATAATAAAATATAAAGAGTCTTACATCCATCCAGATACAAATGATAGGTTAGTTATATAATATATCTCTTCATTTTATGAAGATATATTATGTAACAAACTATAAAAAATAAAAATTAAATAAAATGAAAAGAATAAAAGCGATAACGCAAGCTGTAACAGAGGTATACGAAACCTTAGGAATTACCCGTAGTAAATCTAGAATAAAGTTTCATGTTCAAGTTAGAGCAGCTACTGGTGTAGCACTTACTCCATATTGCAATACAGAAGAAATTGGCTGTGCTATAGGTCGAGATAGATCAACGGTTAGTTATTATACTGGCAAGCATTTTCAAAACATGGATTATTGGAGTGGTTATTCAGATATATACAGAATTGCAAAAGATGTAGTCGATGACGTATTACAAGATTATTTATTAAAAAGTCAAGTAGAGTCTATTGATAATAGAATAACTACACTTGTGCAGACCAAAGAAAGATTAATGAGAAAATTAGAAAGAGAAAATAAGAATGAGACAGCTTAAAATAACAAAGCAAATAACAGACAGGTCACAGCCAAGTCTAGACAGATATTTATCTGACGTTACTAAAGAAGAATTAATTACAGTTAAGGAAGAAGTAGAGTTAGCGAGAAAAATTAGAGATGGCGATCAACAAGCTCTACATAGACTGACAAGAGCAAATTTAAGATTCGTTGTATCTGTAGCTAAACAGTATCAAAATCAAGGATTAAGCCTTCCAGATCTTATTAGCGAAGGTAATTTAGGTCTGATACGTGCAGCCAAAAGATTCGACGAAACCCGTGGCTTTAAATTTATCTCGTATGCTGTGTGGTGGATTAGACAAAATATATTATCTGCATTGTCCGACCACTCTAGGATGGTAAGGTTGCCGCAAAACAAAATAGGGGCCTTAATAAAAATCAAGCAGTCTTACTCAAGGCTTGAGCAAAAGTATGAACGACCACCTACAGAGTCTGAAATTGCTGCAGAGTTAAACATGAATGTAGCAGATGTTAGATTAATTCTTAAAAATTCCAATAAACATGTAAGTTTAGATATGCCTGTATCTCAGGATGAAGCTGGTTCAAACAGAGTAGGTGATCTTATGCCCGACAAGTATGCGTTAGATCCTGACAAAGAGCTGCTAAATGAAAGCTTAAGACATGAAATAGAATCTTGCCTAAGATGGTTGACCCCAAGAGAAAGCGCTACTTTAAGGCTGTCGTTTGGCCTTGACGGAGATCACCCTAAATCTAATACAGAGATATCAGAGATATTTGATTTATCATCAGAGAGAGTGAGACAAATACGTGAACGTGCTTTGAAGCGAATCAAGCATTCATCTCGTCACACGGTCTTAATAAACTATTTAAATTAATTATATAGACCTGTAACCTTTACGTCTTTTTTTCTTTGATATGAAGCCTCCACGTTTATTAATCGTGGGGGTTTCTTCGTCTGAGATAACAGCGTCTGTTGCAACTGCAGCAGCCCCAGCAGTTGTAATTACAGGAAGGGGAGTGAATGTTTCATTAAGAGCTGAAGTTAAACTTCTAAGTTTCTCTTCTGTGTTACTTCCTTGAAAAAGATCTAAAAATAAATCTGCTTCAATAAACTTTTCTCCTCCTGCTTGCTTTCCGTTTCTCCACGCATTAAGGCCTTTCTCTGCTTCTTCTGGTGTAAACTTATACATCCAGTCTTCAAAACTCATACCCTGTTTTGCTGCTTGCGCTGAATATGCTTTTTTAATTTCCCATAACCTAGCTATTCCTTCATCTGGTAAAAGAAGTTCCATTATATGTCTGTCAAGCTCTCCTGTAGAAAACTCTGGATGTAGATTATTATATTTTGCTGACACCTCCCGAATGCCTGACACCATATCATCTGCCGTGTGAAATCCAGGGGCAAGACTTTTATCAGCTACTCGTGTTGCATTTCTGAATTGAGGTATTCTATTTGTAGCTCCGATCATATGCATTTCCATAATTTGCAAATCAGCCATTTGATTTAAAAATGGAGTTAACATATTGTGATTTGTTTCGTGAATCAAAGTAGAAACAAATTGTTCTGGAGTTAAAGTTTCAAGCATTTCAATCTGCTGTGCACTTAAATCAAAACTTGAAAACCCTCCTTCTGGAATTACAACACCATCAACCATATCAACTTGGCCGCTTATATTAAGTTGTGGTTTAGCTATACCTCTAGCGCTATATCCATAAGTTTGTTTTAAATACTCTTGAGTTCTTAAAACAGCATTTTTAGCTGACTCAGATCCAGTTCTAAGGTTTTCTAACAAAGCTTCTGCTGCAGCTTGTCTTCCTGGCGTAGTATTACTAAAGTAACTAACTGAGGCCTTGGCTTCAAACACTCCTGGAGACACTTCTGTTGGAGTTAAAGTGAAAGACCTTATGGGGGTTGCAGGATCTACATGTGCTCCTATCCTTCCTCCCGCATCATCAAACACAGAGTAATATGGTGTAGACTTGTTGTATATATAAGACTGAAGTGACGCTTCTTCAGCAATGACTGGAGACATAGGAACTTGTTTTGCTCCACCTAACATTTGTTTTTGAGCCACAAGCTTTTCTAAAGCTGCAGGATTATTTAAGTAGTTTGAATAAAACTCTAAGACTTCGTCTATCGCTGCTTGTTTATCTGCTGCATTTATTTTTGTGCTAGTAGCTATTTGAGAAATTTCATCCTTTACGACTCTGTTGAATAGCACTGTAGCTTCATCTAGTTTACCTGCTATAATCGCCTCATCACCTAAATTAACGGCAGAAGTAAAGGTCATAGGAGTTGTTAAATTTTCACCAGCCCTCAAGCTTTGAGTATATATACTTTTAGCAGCAGAGCCACCCATCATTAACCCCAAAAGATCAAGACCTAGCCAAGCGCCACCACCAATTGAAGGCTCTTCTATAAAGTCCCTTACATGTTTGGGAGCATGTTCAACAGCTATTCCTGCTCCAACTAAATCCACAGCCTGACCAACAGTAACCAATCCAGCCCCTTCCATAGACACTAATGGGAGACTTGATATTGTTGACCAACCTGCTAAACCTCTAGCTAAAACTGGACCAGCGCCCATAGCTAATAGTGGAGACATGCCAACAGCCGCTAAAACAGCGCCCTCATTTATGCCTTGAGTAACTTGAGCTTCATATGCTTCCCTTACATCTGCAGGTATATTAGCATAATCACCAAGTACTCCAGCTCCAGTTTGTCGTACAACATTGTCTATTGAAGATAAATCAAAAGGATTTGTAGATTCTGCAACAACTTCTGCTTCTGGTAAAAGCAAAGGTAATCCCTCATAATATCCTCTTTCCTCAGCTTTTGTATAAAATTCACTTGTTGGAGTTGGAGTTAGTTCTCCAAATTCTTTATATAAAGGAAAGCCTCCGTAAGCTTGAGATACGTATGGCGGATCTCCTTTAGGTGGGTCGCCATTACCTCCATTAGCTAACTTTTTAACTTTAGTACCTTTTCTTTTTCTCTTGCTATACCTCATTTTTTTCTACACTTCCACTTTCTTAAAGCTAAAGCTTTTCTTGTAGGGCGACCTTTGCTATCTTTCATAGGCCCTTTCATCCCTCCCATTCTAGCACAAAACGATTTACGTCTTTTAGCAGCTTTAGATCCTCGTTTCACCTTTCCAGTAACAGCCATCTTTAACTTACTGCCTGGATTAGCTCTACGATAAGAAGCTACACCTTTTCGGTTTAATCCACCTTTCGGGTCTTTACCTTCTTTTCGTGTCCATGCAGGAGTCTTACCTCCTTTCTTCATTTCTTTATGTTCGCACTTACAAGCTTTCATTAAAAATTACTCATTATGATTTCATCAACAGCGTCTTGCACTTCGTTTTTAGTAGCTTCCAATTGCATCATAATGTTTGCTTGGAACCTTTCTACTTCCTCTCCATCATTAAATACAATTATAGTAGGGACTACTACAATTTTATGTTGTTTTTGTAAATCAGGATTAATAGCTATGTCAACCCTTCTACCTTTGCAATCGCTTAACTCGTCTATCCAATCTACACTGTTATCTGCATTAAAACTTGCGTTAAACTCAACGACACAAACACCTGAGTCTGGTATACCCATACCAAGAGATATAGCTGCAAACAAACATATGTAGATTAAATTTTTCATTTTAGTTTATCTATTTTTTCTTCAATACGATCTAAATCAGTTTTAAGTTCTGAAACATCCTCTTGTGTAGACATAATAGTTTGTCTTACTAATTGATCTTTCATGTCAAATTCCATACGTGTAATTTCTGGATCAGAAGGCTCTGGCAATTCTTTAGCTAATGCTATATCTGCTTGTAGTGTAAACCACATCCCAATAAGGGCCGCAAGCCCTGCCACCCCTAATCCTATAGTTTTTAGGTCAAATGTTACTTTAGTGTCCTCTCCAATCTGCTTTGCCATTTTTATAATATTACGTAGTTAAGTCCAACAGAGAAATCGTGCCATTCCCTGTTCCAGTATTTGTTATATTTTCCCTCAAGAAATATTCCGAGGCTCTTGTTTAATCTCCAGCCAAAGATAAGGCCTCCAGCGTAATCCACCCACTGCGCCCCATCCGTTGCTTCGAAATAAGAGTATTCGTTGTCAACCCGCAAATGGTAAGGCATTACACCCGCCCAGCTATGAAACCAGAAGTCCTTAGAGTATTTATAATAGTCGTACCCAACCACCATAGAGTAGTTCCATTGGTTCGGAAGCTCAGATCTTTTACGAGAAACGTAGTCATCTAAAACTACAGGTATAACAACCTGCTCCCATACATCAGAACTCTCTGCACATATATCGCCATTAGGTTCATAATACACGGAATTCTGGACATCAACTGTATACCCCTCTTGTATAGCTAGGTTGGTATAATGTAAGTTCCCGTTAGAGAGCATCCACTCCTCCAAAGCATCGTAACCGTAAGGCTCAGATATACGCTGAGCCACCCCTAAGTTAAAGCTAAGGTGATCATTTATCTTTAATCTCCCCCTTTGTGAACCTTCAAAATACTGAACGTCTGCAAACCCGTCCTGCACATACTCTACCTTCGTCACCCAGTTTTTAGCTACGTATCTCAGGAAATGATTTTGATCCAGGAAGTTTGTTCCCTGCTGTCTACGCCAGTCCGCCTCGAATAAGAACTCAAAGCCTTTTACTTTACCCACCGTAGCGGCATCGCTGTACGACTTTTCTGTTCCGTCATAAAACACATTAGCTCTATTTTCGTATCCGAATCTAGCAATTTTACGTACACCAGCTGTAAATGAATAATCAAAAGGAGTTTTTAATATATCAGTCTGTAACCCATTTGTTATAGAGTATATATTGTCGTCAGCTATAGAGTTTCCACCGCTAAACGCTGTGTAAAATGTAGCAAACTTAAGTGTTTTTTTTAAAGTTTGTCCTTGTACGTCAATTGTTCCTAATAAAAAAACTACAAGCATAATAACGCTGTAAAGAATCAATTCGTAAATTCTATACCTTTTTTTAATATTATTTGCTTCTTGAGACATCATAGTTCAAAACCAAAGTTTAAAATCATAAATCTAAATCTTTTACAATGACCTTTCTTTTCACAAGCAGGACATGGGCAAAATGAAATCTCAAGTACAGTAACCGTACCTATTCTTATATTGATCTCATACTTTTCTTTTTTGTTACCAGCATTCCAACTGTTTATCCAATCTATCTTCATGACTTTATAATTTTCTTATTTACAATTCTTCCGTTATAATTTATAACAACTTCGTAGAAGCCTTTGGGTAGATTGCTAAGATCAATTCTCTTTTCTCTAGTACCAAACACTACAAGCTGCCCAAACACATTGTATACCTCTGTAACTATATTTAAGGAGGTTTGTATATTTAAAACATCTGTTACTGGATTAGGATATACATTATATACATCATGTATATTATATACACCAGTAGGCCATCCAGCCTCACAATAATCATACAGCTCAATACAGGCTCCATCCCATTCAACTTCACAACAATATGGGTCAACATCTATGATCCAAGCATAACATCCATCGTTTAACCAGTATGGCTCGCCAGGACCACCTATACAACCTGCGTCATATAAACAAGTTTCTTCATCAGCAGTGTTGGCTAACTCATTGTAATTAAACGCATCAGGATCCATGCAATCAACAACCACTTCAATGCAAGAGTCTTCAAGCTCTGTGTTAGCGTCTGGATTATAATTAAAAGCGTCTGGATTCATGCATCCATATACAAACGGTACGCAACCTCCATTTTCTGTGTTAGCTTCTGGGTTATAATTAAATTGAGTTGGATCGGTACATCCAAATATTACTGGAATGCAATCACCAGCGTCAGTTGCTGAAGCATTATAATTAAAAGCCATAGGATCTTGACAGCCAACAACTTCAAGCTCATTACACACACCATCACTATCATCATCATTCACGCAAGCGTTATAACAATCATAATATTGGACTGGATAATTACAATCAGAGTTTGTGTTAGCTTCTAAATTATAGTTACATGCTGATTCATCAGTACACCCATATACATAAGGTATGCAGCTGTCACCACAGAAAGGAGTAAAGTGATAAACTGTCCAATTTGGCCCTGTAAATGGTTGAAGTGCACTCTGACCATTGTTTATAAAAGGGTTGCTACCTTCAGACAATAAAGTGTCTCCCGCTTCATTAAGAACGTGTACAGAATTATGGAGTGTTTGGAATGCAAGCTCTTGAGACGATTGCTGTTGATTACCAGCTTGGAAGTAATATATATCCACCTCTTCATCTGAATCAAGTACAATATCCCAAGACTGATAAAACTCACCAGGACCTACAGTAAATAACCACTGTTGCTCTCCCTGCACCATGCCTATTTTAGAGTTACCCCATCCATCTGCAGCATCGTCTTCTAGTATTATCCGTATTGTACAAGGGCCTACAAGATCTGCTATAGTTGCAGTGCTGTCGTAATTCAATGCTTCAGGATTAGTACAGCCCCACGTATGTAATGTCTCACAAGTATCTGGCAACTCAGCGTCTGGGTTGTAATCTACATAATCATCATCCATGCACCCGTAAATAGGCGGTGCTGGTGGGCATGGTTCAGGGAATATAGCACCAGAGTACATTGTATTACCGTCATCAAATTCAGTAAATGCTAAATCTTCTAACTCCCATATGATACTATCGCAAGACGTTATTACACACGCCCCGTCTTGTCCTCCTGAAGCATATCCATTTAATCCATCTCCAAACTCATCTACTAAAATCAACTCAAAACCTAAGCTTACGCAAAAATCGTAAGTGTACGTAACTGACTGATCACTAAAGTCAAACTCTCCAGGTATAACTTGATCATAGAACTCTCCACTAGCTATATCAACCAACGTAAACCCAGTCTCACCAGGCCACGTATCTAATGTCAAATCCATAGAAACAAAAGTTTCAGCTGAGTCACATTCAAGCACATTACAGCTACCATTGTCAATATTAGCCCAAGGATTATAATTATTAGATACTGGATCAGTACAGCCAGGAATTGGCGGTATACATGGGTTCAAAGTAAAAGGTATAGTGTCTAGCGCTGTGTCAAAATCATACACCGCTGTATCTAAACCACAAGTATTACTTATCCTATACCAACCCTCACCAAACCCACAGCATATCCCATCACCAAAAGAATCCATCATTATAAATTCATAATCGCCTGCTGGTAAAAAAACCATGTAATTCTGTAAAGTACTATTTTGTAGTGGAGGGCTCACAGCTACAACCGTTGAATTACTAAGTATTTGCCAAGAACTTTCTCCAGCATACTGATCTGTTTGAATTTGAACATCAAGCCAGCTACCCTGAGATAAAGCACTACTTAAAGTAAGCAGGCTTAAAACAAAGGTTGTTAGTACTTTACGGATCATTACTTAGATTTCTTTTCTATAGTTCTTCCAGCGAAGTATGCACCAAACGCTGTAAGCATTAATAACTCAAGCAAAGATACATAAGAGTCTTTTACATTAAATGCTACGTTATCCATGCTGTCTATAAACATAGTAACCATAAACATCGCCATAAGGCATATAAGCGTTACTGGACGGATCATTTTAGCTAACTTTACGTCGCTACCCATATCCGCCTTCCATCGCTCTGTGACGTTCTCTTGGAAGCGTACCTCCGCATCAATTACACGTTGCGCTTCTTCAGAGTCAACCTTTGGATCTTGATCGATAAGGTTTTTTACTATTCCTAATCCACCGCTATCTGGGAGAAGGTCTCCTACTACGCCTAATACTTGAGGCGCTTTGTCTTTTAACCAAGCACCTAGTTTTGTTTCTTTTATTTTCTTACTCATTATTCTTCAGGTTTTCTGTAAAATTTATAATATTCTTTTAGAACTTTTTCCATTAATAGCATTTCAGCTTGCTCTAGTTTGTAGATTTTATCTTCTAATCCTCCCCATTCGTCTGCCACCTCAAGGTTAAACATGTGATAACCTAGATCGCTTTGTTTTTCTTGCAATATTTTTTTAGCTTCAGTAATCTCTCTCATGTCTGTTTCAATATCTGAAAATAATTCAGCCATACCTAAAGCATGTCCATACCTTGTTGCAGCACCTCCTGGCTCCGTTTCTGTAGCTGCATAATCAGCAAGTCTTTCATCACGACTAGGTAGAGGTTTGTCTTTATTTTCAAGAAGGTCCTCTACGTTGCCAAATTCTGCTAAGTATGAATTTACAACTTGTTTGCTATCGTAATACTTTCCATAAGCTGAATATTCAAAATCTTCAGAATAAAACTTCTTTATCATAGGCCATGTGTCTACGTGATCCTGCCCAGCAGTCACCTGCAAGATGCCTTCAGATGCGTCACCAAACATCGTATAAGAACTTCCTAAATAGCTTTGCATTAAATAGTTTAATTGGTCTGGGTTAAAATCTAAAGGTCCACTTATCTCATCACTACCAGTAGCTGAATTTAAAATCTGAGCAATCTGTTCAAAAATAATTGGGGAATCATACCCCTGAGAAGATCTAGCCACTCCAGGTTTTTCTTCTGCAGCTATAGTATTCCCAAAACCATCTACATTGGTAGCAACGTCAATGATTGGGGCTAGAGGGTCTGGAGTAATAATCTCTCTAACAATTTCGCCTGGTGTTGATACTGGATTAACAGACTTTGTCGGATCGTCTGAACCCCCTACGGTTCCAAAATGTACTGGGGACATGTTAGTTATAGCAGAAGAGCCCCAATATAAAGCTGCGTCTGCAGGATCTCTTTCTCCGCTTTGAACCTCAGCAAACATAACGCCTAAGTCATTGAACGCCCCAAACCCATAAGCCTTAGGGATAAGAACTTTTTCTCCTGTAGGACTGCCAGGAATCATCATTATATGATTTCTTTGTTTTATTTGATCAGGAATCTTGTCGTAAAAAGTAACCCCGTCCGTATCTGTTTCTGATACAGATTGATTGAAATTAGTCAACATATAACTAAAACCAACAGCTCCTCCTAGGAGTTTCTGAGCGTTCGTTAATCTTTGTATAGGGTTTCTTACATTTCCTTCAACATCTACTTTAGGTTTTAATGCAGTAGAAGTCTTTACGGTCATGTCAGCGCCTTGCAATCCAGCATTTAAAAAGAACTTCATAGAGCTTAACATCGGTGTAGTATTACCCGATCTATTAAAGTCTATACTTACGTCTTTTGCTACAGCTGCGGCATAGTCTGGGGCAACCCCTTGATTTCTTAAACCTTTATATACTTGAAATCTAAAGACGTTCTCAAACGTATTATTAAAAGACTCAATAAGACCTAAGCTATTGTCATACATCCATTGTGTAGCTTTTTGCCCTCTTATTCCATCGTCTATCTCGCCTGCCAATTGCTTAGACAAATCTTGTAAAGGCGTTCTATAAGCCCATCCAGTCTTTCCTCCATGAGCTTTATACTCTTGGTATAGCACGTTTTCTGGGCCTCGCATATCACCGCCTGGACCAAACTCATCATTAGCGATGGCTTTAAAAGCACGTATGTACTCGCCTTTACCCAAAAGGTGAGAGTCTGAAACTAACTGCTTTATATTTATGGGTTGACCTTCAGCGTTATTTAAAGCATATCCAAACTGTTGTTCTGCTGCGCTTATTGCGTTTGTTATAGAAGATTGATAATCTCTTACACTATTACCTGCCCAGAATGTAGTAGACCATTGCGTGTACATTTTAGGTACATTACTAAATAATCTTTGCATAGGTTGAACAATCCTAACATATGATTCGTTATCGCTAGGAGCTTGAGTTTTAAAAGGCTTTGCATAAGCTTCGTTAGCAAACGTAATAAACTTTTTTTCTCCATTTACATAAACCATTACTGTATTTTTAGCTGCTGAATTGCCTTCATCAGATATAGAGTAGTGTTTAGAGTTTGGATTGTTTAATAACATTTCATATAACCCTTTAAGAGCTACGTTTTTTTGTCCTGCTACGTGTACCTGTGTGTTTTGATCTATAGTTTTTCCTAATATACTACCAGTCTCATCACTACGACCAGAAGCTTTTCTATAGCTATCAGGCACTCCACCCTGTGAAGCTCTTTGTGGGAATATAGCTTGAACTATATCATTATCAATTAACGTTAGATTTCCATCAACAGAATTCATGCCATCACCTGTAAGGGTTACATAGTTTTCAGCTGTTGTTTGAAGTTTATCGTACATGGCCTGATCTATAAAACCATACTCTAAAGCAGCATCTCTAGTGTTTTGTTGAATCGACCTATGCTCCTCTCTTACTTTTTCAAAAGAAGCCTTTAGTTCATCGGGTAGGGAATTTAAAAAGCTGGCAGCTTCTTCGTCAGCCATACCACTACCTCTTCTTTCTGCAATTTTTTCTTCAAGAAATGTTATTCGTTTTTTCTCTGAAGAAGATAAAGTTTCTTTAGACTTTAACGCAGTTAATTCTGCTTGATTGTCAGCAAGAATTTTTGCGTTTCTTTCTGGGGCAAATTTTGATACAGCCCATCTATCATAAAGGCCTATAATGTTTTTATCGTAGACATCTGGCAACCCTTCGTACAGATCTGAAGATGTGGTTCTCTGTAATTCTCGTAACTGAGGTATTAACCCCCCATCTTGAGTCCTAAGCCTTACCATTTCTTCAATCTGAAAAGCAGCCTTTGATGTAGATAGTTTTTGCAACACCTCAAAGTCTTGAGTAAGCTCAATTCTCTTACCCGTATTATCTGTGTCTAAGGCTTCCATAATAGACCTTTGTAGTGAATTTACATCCCCATACTTATCAAAGAATTCAGTATACCACCATTTAGATAAACCAGGTGTAAACGCTAATGGAGTTGGTTTTCCGTCAGGCCCAGTTACTGTAGGTTCAAATATGTCTGGTGGGGGCATAGTAGGATCTCCAATTGAAGATTCATCTACTTCGTATAATTTTTCTATATTAAGCCTCTTTTCTTTAATTCCGTCTAATTGTGTTTTCAAAGACTTCCCCATAGGTGAATCTGGGTCATCCATTTGATTTAATTGACGCAACAAAGAATTGTAATCTCTGTGAAGACCTACAATAGTTTCGTAGTCCTCTGGATTCATTCTTAAGTAGAATGATTCATCAGCAGCCATTGTGCTGAGTTTTTGCTCTTCTAATTGAACCAACATTCTCTCAGCATGGATTACAGCGTTATTATCCTTGCTATTTCTAAGTGTCTCTAAGTATTGTGTTCGTTGTTGATTTATCCTGACATTACCTCCGCTTCTACCAACTGCGTCTCTAGCTAAAGCATTTACTATTTGCGCTTTTGTATTAACATAATTAATTGCAGAACCAGTTCCACTAGCGCCTAAGGTTATTGGAACAACACCTAAAGCTACATCCATTCCAACTTCAAAAACTTCGTCTTGAGTTGCTTCTGGATTCATGCTCATGTATTGCACCATAGCTGCGGTAGATGCGGTAACACTATTTACTGGTACAGACACCCCCATGTTGGTTAAGTGAGCATTCCACCATCCATTCATATTAGGCCCTACATTGGTAGGCATACCAGCTCCTTTTAAAGCTTTAAAGAAGAACAATGATGTAGCACCACTAGCAACAAAGTCAGTTGCAAAGACAGTACTAAGATGTCCCATTCTTGCTGAGTCGTCAAAACTTTCTTCATAATTAGCCATTAACTCTGGATCACCTCCCGTAGCTTCCATCATTTCATAATGCCCTATAGTAACACCATCTTTTGTGTACCTTTTAAACATAGGGTGTTCACGAGTTCTTGCTGCTTCTATAGTAGTGCTTAATGTCGCCCCCTCTAAACCTATTATACCCGCAGTAACCCACCACGGAGCGCCTGCTCCACCAGTGGCAACTGTAGTAACTGTAGCTGCTGGTATTAATATTGCCATAGTTGGAGCAGCTTCACTAACAAAACCACCCATTTGCATCATGCCGTTCTTAAACTGACCGTCTGTAAAACTACCACTCATGCTTTCTGTGAACTGAAGAGTGTTTGCACGTAGTTCTTCAGCCTTCTCTCTCATTTCAACGACTGTTTTTGCGTCACCCCCAAACATATTGTAAATTCCATTTATTACATCAATACCTGCAGCGTCAAATTTGTCTACAATATATCCTGAAAATTTAGGTCTATATCCTGAACCACCTGCACCAATGTAACCGCTAGGTTCAAAACCGTCAAATTGTAAAAAAGGGGTGTTTCCTACTTGGCCTTCACCAGTTAAATCAAGCATAGAGCCATAATTCTCTAACATAAACTGCTCCATATAAAGCAAGGCTTCTTCGCTCCCGCTAATATCTGCTGGCATATTACTTTGAAGAGACTCTACGACTGTATTATTAAGCTGTTCGGTTAAATATTTTTTTACAGCGGTTGTTTTTTCAAACGCTATCTGCTCTTCAGTTTTTTGTTTTGGAAGGTTAGGTATAAAAGGCATTGATGCAACCATTCCTGAGCCTTGAAGATTACTCATGTACATAGGGTTTGCACCAAATTCTGTTGATGTAGGTGACACCTCAATACCTGCGGTAGAAAGATACTCATCATTTTTTGCTAATTCTGCTGATATAGCATCAACATTCCCGCCAACAGAATTCCACCACCATTGACCACTGTTAGATGCAAAATCAAAAAAAGATGCTTCTATTTCTGGTGTTATATACGAAGGGTCTAATCCCTCCATAACTTTAATAAATCCAGCTTTTTGAAATCCATCGTAATGAACTGGATCAATTTCTAATCTTTGTCTATTTGCAGGAGTATCTGTCCAAGGCTGTATTACCTGACCAGTAAGAGGGTCAATAGATAAATCTGGCTCTCCATTAACAAGAGTGTTTACAGTGGGATCATTTTGTGTTACAGGTAAAACCGAAGAACCAGCTCCTTGTCCTCCCTGAATAGGTGTATTCTGCGTTGATTCCGTATCTTCCTCGTCCGAAGCAGAGGGCGATCCTGAAGTATCGTCTTTTTTTTTTAAGTAGTCCGTATAATTGGATACCCCCTTCATCTGTAATTGCATACCGATTTTATTGTCAGCCATGCCGCCATTACGTTGAGTTTCAATGTATTGTAAGATCTCTTCTTCTTCCATATCTATTATTGAATTTTAGCAAACATAGCGTTAATTGTATACCCAAAGTCAGGGTTAATCCCATTAGGGAAACCTTGTCCCTTTTTACCATAGAACTCGTCAAGCTTAGAACCAAGCGTAGAAAGTCTACTAATATCAGCACTATTTGTTGGGTCAAAATAGAATACTAATTCAGGAGAACCAGTTTCATATGGTTGAGCTATAAGACTACTACCTTGTGCAATAGGTCCTTGATCCATTAAAATGTTAGCTCCTGTTCCATCTACCCCTACGGTAAAGAATGGATCGCCTATCTGGAACTGTACGCTACCTTCAAGAGGCTTAATGTTTTTCCCTGAAGGACTTACACCATATCCAACAACTCCACTCTTATTTAAGGCTACTCCGATTTTCATTTTACCATTTGGAGCTTGCGTAAAAAATACATTATCTATATACCCCTCTACTCCAGTTTGAGGAGAGAAAGCATATTGGCTACTACCCTTCATGTTAACAGAAAAGTTACCTACTGTTTGCGGTAAGTTACTTGTTCCCCCTTCAAATTGTTCAATAAATCGTCTTGTAACACCAGCATCTGAATCAGTTTGAGTACCTGCCAATGCATATGATGGACCTCCTACCATTACAATATCTGCTATTGACATTCCTGGTTGAATATCACCACCCACAGTAGCATAGTTTTGAGCAAGAAGCCTTGCGTAAGCACCGTTAAATGCATTAGCTTCATTATTCCCAGTAAACAATAGTTGACCGTTGATCATGTCAGAGACTTGATCTATAGAGAATATATCGTTAGGATTAACAGTAGTCATAGCCCCTAGAGTGTTTTCTAAAGCGTTATTCCTTTCATCCTCTGTCGCATCTGCTCGTACATTCCTGTCATAGTTACTTCCGTTTACAAGAGGTGTTATATAATCATTGTTACCTTTGATGGTTTCAAATTTCTTTTGAAGAGCTTCAATATCAGTTTTACTTGCTGTAGTTTTGCCTCTGTCGTTTGTTTCAAATGCTAATAAAGGATTGTTGTATACAAAGGCTCTACTTTCAGCTTCATTTAAATAAGTTGGATTAAGATCTCTATTTTGAGTAAGCATAGAGTATCTAATTCTTTGACCAGACTCACCGTCGTCATTAATAAGCCCTGTAACTAACTGCTGGGCAGTTTGTCTTTTCCATCCTAGCGCTTTTCTGTCTGCTTCTACTAATGGCTGTAAAAATTCCTGACCTAAATTAAACAAATCGTCAGACTGTCTGTTTACAGCAAATCTTTGAACATTAAATAGTTGCTCATGGTTTGCCCCATATATAGAAAGGCCGTTTAGTCTTGATCCTGGTTGTGCAAATCCACTTGAGTTATTCCTATCGGTCACCCCATTTGGTCTATTTAAAACTAATGTAGGTGTAGGACCAGAGTAATCTATTTGACCATAGTTTTGATAACCCCCAGCCATGTAGCTTCCATCTGTTATTTCATCTGCGGTAACTCCTAAAAAGCCATAATTTGCATAATTAGTCATTTCAGCTAATTGACTATTAGCTGTTTCAGCGTTAGTAAAATTATATGTTTGATCTACGGGTACGTTTTCTAAAAAGGATTTTTGTTTTTTAGGATCTCTAATTAATCCCTCTATTAGTTCTACTTCATCATCCGCAACATATTTACCTTCTACGTGGTTATACCCATAGAGCTCATCGTAAAACGCATTTGCTTGACGTAACAATTCGTTACCTTGAGCAACACTTGTTATAGCTGTGCCATCTGCAAGCTGCATACTTTGTATTTGCTGGTCAACCATAGTTACATGCTCTACCCAAAAAGGCCTTAGGCCAGGAGCTAGGTCTGCCCCAGTTTCCGTATACACATCATCCATCATTTTCTGGATTCTGTTTTGTTGGCCTAATCTTGCTTTTTCTAACTGTTGAGCTCTTCTTTGCTCAAGTGTTGATGCGTTAGCTGCAACCTCTATAAGTTGGTCAAAGCCTTTAAGGGGTATTCCAGCCCCAGTATATATTGGTCCAGTTACCTCAGACATTATGATTTAAATTGTTTTTGACTGAAGACTTTATTTAATGCTGAAAGTAAATCTCTTACGCTTCCTTTTTGTGGATTTTTTTGCAGTGCTTTTAATACCATATCTACATCTACATCTTTAAATGCGTCGTGAATAGAATCAGTTTGTTCGCTATTCATTACAGTAAGAGTCCCATCTTCATTTACCATATGGGTTTCATCACCAGTAGTTTTAGCTACCACTTCACCAGTATTAGCGTCTTCTATATTATATTCTTGTTTGTCGTGATCTTCTACACCAGGAGTTACAAAGCTACCTCCTGCACCTATAATTTGATCGACCACACCTCCCATTGCATATTCACTAAGTTCTTTTTGAACTTTTTCTTTTTCCAGTTGCAGCTGCAACATTTTTATCTCTTCATTAAGTCCTTCGCTCGTAGGCTCATTGGTTACAAGGCCTCGCTTACCAATTTCAGCGTCTTCCTTCTTTAACTTATCTACAATACGAGCCCAACTTTTATCTTTGCCTAACGCCTGCTCAAGCCTTTGCGCCCATTTACCTTTTGACTCATCTGCAGTTTCTCCTTCAGTTTCATCAGCATATACAGATTCATCTTCTTCGTAACCAGTTACATCATAACCTTTTCTTTTTGCAATCCTTTTATTTTTTCTAAGCTCTCTCTTAGCTTGTCTTTCATATTTAGCTCTTTCTTTTTCAGACATGCCATCTAAAGCTGCTTGTGCTTCTTCTTTAGACTCAAATGAAGATCCCATATACCCCCCTTCTTCCTCTTCTAACTGGTCTTGAGATGCCCCTGGAGCGTTAGATTCTGATACAATATCTCTAAAAGACCTCCCAGAAATACCAGTACCACCATAAACTAAACCGCCCATAGCTAACTCTAACAGCACATCTTTCTCTTTTCTTTTTGTTTTAAGGCCTTTTTCACCAAATAGATTTGAATATGCGTCTGGATTTGCAGTTTGAAGAGAAGCCATGTCCATAGGCATATTAACAACAGCACCTATACCTTCATTGATAGTTTGTTGTCCTTGGTTAAAGGCTGCTGTTCCTGATTGTAAATCTAATTGAGCTAAATTTCTACTAACATCCATTGCAGATTCTGCAGCATCAACTGCTGGTTGATTTGCTTGAGCTATAGCAGTAGCTGTTTTTAACCCTACATCTTGTGATGTTTTAGCTAAATTAGATCCAAATCCTTGCATTCCTTGAAGAGCAGCAGGGTCTCCAGAAGCTAAAGCGTCTAAAAGACCTGTCACAGACATATCCATTCTTTCTTGCGCTAAATCACCAGATCTTGTAACTAGTCTTTTTTGCTCATCTACAGACGAAAGTAACTCATCTGTAGGACCAGCAGTTTTTAACATATCCTCTCTACCTTGTTCTGCTAACGTTTCTCCGTCTTTTTTCTGCTGATACCCCTGATATATATTCATACCTGCTCCCGCAAGTTGACCTATTACTGCTAATGTTCCTAACATACTATTCTGATTGTTTTACAAAAATACGAAATTATTTCTTAGCAGCAACCTTACTCGGTTTGCCTCCATGATCGTATTCTGTGAGTTCATATTCTACGTTTAACGATGTTACTTCAAAATTATTACTACCCAACACAACAAACGCATCTGCAAATGTGCCATGAGCGTCTGATCCGTTTATTTCTCCAGGAGTCATAGCAAATAACACTTCTCTTTCCTGATACACATAATTATGTTCAGAAGTAGGTACCTGTGAAAATGTATAAGAACCTAATAGGTTGTGACTTCTATGTCCCCCAGGAGTTCTTTCAAATCTTACATGAGGGCTTGTTGCTAAAGAATTATATTCTATCATCAAATAGTTTCTTTTTTTAAAAGAATTGTTTGCGTCAGAATATGGATCTCCATATGAAAGATAACTATTGTAGTTTTGCCCCTGTGCAAAATCAAAAGATTCTTCAAAATTTTCTAAATAATGAGCTTCGTTAGGAACATACGGAGGATCTGAAGGAATTGTCCTATATGGAGCTGATTGCATGTCGTCTTGATCATTATTAATTCTTCCACTAAAAAATTTTACATATTCCCCTGCATTACCACCGCTAATAGTTGCAGGGATAGGATTGTTAGACATATACGATTCAATCTCAAAAGCGTATAGTCTATTACCAATAGATGGATCAACATCATCTCCATTAGAGTCTACATGTAATCCAGGAATGCTTTCAATTGCAATACTTGGACCGCCAGTACTTAAATTAACCCATCTATTAACTCCAGAATCATCATCAAAATCCCAATGCCGATATACATTGCGTATTCTACCTATAGCCTTAATATTTGTTCCTGTTAAGGCTTGTTCTTTACCTATCTCCCCATATATAGCCCTTCCTTTTCTTGTAAGAGGGGTAAAACGATGGTTATCAATAAGATTTTCTGTTGTAGAATTATTGTTTACTATAAACATACTAGAGCCTAAAGACAAAGATTGACTACTTCCTTCTATAGAAAATGATTTAAATAGCTTATTACTAGACACGTTATTGCCAGTTGCCATTTTATTTTTTGTATATCCGTTAAAACTAACACCTATAGCTGATGGTAGGGAGTGACCCCCACTATTATAAAAACTATTATAACCACTATTGGTATCATTATGCCTCCATATCATAACATTACCATCGTTTTCAAGCTTTTCTCTCGGTGAAGTAAAGAATAATTTATTCAAATTCATCATACACGAAGGAGAGTATGAATACCTAGTTTTCCAATATTCTGTAGTGTTGTTAAAGGATATAGTTTGATTCATTTTCTATTTTTTTCACGAATAATTTACTCTCTTCGTCTGTATTAAAAATAATTTTAGGATCATCAGAAAGGTTGTCTTTTTTTCCGTCAGCAGGGTCTTTAATGTCACCGCCTGGTTCATCAACGTCTGGATCTCCACCGCCACCGCTACCGCCGTCTGGGTCCTCTGGTCTAGGAGGCTTATCTACTTCAAGCTCAATTGGGAATTCAATTGACTCTTTAGGGCAGTCATCGTTTTTACCATCGTAGTGAAATGCAGTATTGTATGTATAAATACCTGTGTTATAATTGTTAGGAATAGTAATGTTAAATACAAAAGAAATTGAACCTCCAGAAGGTAACCCTAATGGTAAACTGTTAATACCGTCAATACTAGTAATGTGATTTGGAATAGGATAAATATCTGCATTACTTAAGTTAGCAACTACAGATGAGGTGTTTTGAATAGTAAGAGTTACAGTAGCTTGATCTCCAGGTTGCATCTCTGAAAGAGAACCTGAGGTGAAAGAAGAAAAAGTTAATTCTGGACATTCTTTTATAGGTTCGTCAGGTCCTTCAGGTTCTACTGGATCTTCAACATCTGGATCGCCGCCACCACCGCCTCCATTGCCATCCCCATCATCACCATCTCCATTATCTTCTATTTCAATATACTCTCCGTCATATTCAAAATCATAAAATCCTTCATCATCACTAAAATCATACATATTGTGAATAGATATGATAAACTCATCACGAAGAGAATCATACCCCCCTACTACTCTTACTTGACCTTCACCCATCTCTTGATCTTCTAGCGCTCTTTTAAATATATTATTGAAATATGCCTTCATCCCAACATTAGATATAACTTTTATAGCTTTAGATCTACTCCATTTATATACTTCTCTTCTACTCTTACTAGCCCAATAAATATTTTCTTCAGCTCTAACTACACTTTCTGGATTACCGTCAGTCCCATAATCTCCTTGATAATACTTCTGCGTACCAAGAATTTTGTCTGCAGCTATTAAGGACTCTTGACCCCCAGCTGTAGAAAGAATAGACCTGCTAACAGGAATGGTGCTTGCTTTGTCTTCTTGTATAACAAAAAGACTATCGTAATCATTTAATATGTAATTAATTGATCCATATTCATTAGGTAAATCCTTATGGTTAAATTTAGACCCGTTAAACATAGTATATGAATTACGTTTTGCAGAGTAATTGTTTTTGTCTGAAAAACAAACAGACGATCTTTTATATAAAGTCTGAGCTTTAGGTACAATAACTTTTACTTTCCCCCAATCTTTTCCATCAGCTTCAGGAATAGTGTCTGTAAATGTATCGGTTTCTAAAAAATAGTTTCTAAATCTAGGTTTGCTAGTATTTCCGTCATGTTCCGATGTACCCTGTATAATACTATAGAATAAGTTATCATTTGTATTCCTAATACATTCGTTAACAGGTATATTCCTCCAATATACATCTCCGTCTTTAAGTAAAATATTATTTTGACTATGAATTTTAACTCCATTTTCATTTAATACAATATCATACTTTTCTCCTACCTCGTAATACAATCTATCGTCAAAATCTCTTACGCTTTTAGGTGAGTAGATTTCTACAATACATCTATTATTCCAATTATGATGTTGAGCTACATAATCACCACCCAACATTGGCATATCTCCATTAACGTCAACATACCTAAATCCAATGGCCATTGGATTGCTTTTAAGCATAAGGAATGAACCCGTTTTATGCATTGGGACTATTCCAGTCCCATCATGAATTATATTTTCGTCTGCATTAGATGTCATAGTCTTTACACCAATAACTTCAAATTCATATTTATTACTGTCAGGATATTGGACTACCCCGTCTTGGTCTGTGTATTGTTTTATACGTAGCTTATCTCCTTCAGAGTATGTATATAAATCTTTAGATCCATCTTTTCTCATAGCTCCAAAAGCGTGGCTATAAGAAGCGTTGTTTTCTCCTTGAAGGTATCCTAAGCTAACATATATAATTGCGTCGTCGCTGTCTACTGGGGTATCGTAAGCTGAACCAGTAGTAACAATAGATTCGTTTGAATCTAAGTTTTCTACAAAAGCTAATCCTGTAGTGTATTGTACAAAATCTCCTATTGTACTATTACCCCCATACACTATTTGATAATGAGTAGCCCATCTGGGAGGAAAATGAAAAAGAGTTAACATAATATCAACCCTTCCCTTTAATTGTGCTGGCCTTTCTATAGCTGAATAACCTTTAACGTATGCGTTAGTTAAATAATTAACATGACCAGACCTACCTCTTTGATCATAATATACAATACCAAATTCATGATGGGCTCTTGTTTTAAAGGATCTATGGTAATATTCACCCCCAGCTAAAGCTACAGTAGAGTTTTCAGATACAATCTCTACCCAGTTGTTATTCGCAGTACCGTTTCCACCATATGACGACAAATCATCATAATATTCCCATGCATTTCCTAAATAGTAAATACCTATTGAACCTTGAGATCCAGGGGCATCCCAAAGCCAGTTTTCATTGGTTATTTGACTTGGTGAAGGAAACGCAGCTGCTGGCCCTTGTTCTGAAATGCCTGAACCAGGATATACAGGTGTGCGAAGATGTTTTAAAGGTGTAGCTCTAAAACCTAAAGCTGCCATAGCGCTAACCCCTTGAGCAATTCCGCCACTAACAATAGGTTGCGGGGTAATTTGACCTGTAAACACCTGCACGGGAAGAACGCTACCTAAAGTTGAGTCAATTTGATTTAGTAATTCAAGATCAATAGTCGACAAACCCGTTAAGTCAAATGCTCCACCATGTTCAGAATGCCCCATATTACCCTCGCCATCTACTAAAGAAAACATACAGTTTAAATCCCCATAATGATTAGATACTCTACTTGGAGAATCGATTAAGCTAGTAATATTGGTATCCCCAGATGGTCCAGTTAACACACCTATAGTTTTATATCTATTTAACCCTTCTGACATACAAGGAAAAGCAACGGAACCCATTGTGTCTGTAGATACACTTGGGGTATAATTATTTGTAACTCCTGCGCCTTCATCTTGTTGAAACAACTCTAAAAAAACAGCTATATTTTGTGGTTGTGCAAAAAGTAAATTCTTATGACCTACTTTACTAACTTGAGTTGAATTGTAAGGATACCCTAAATTGTCCCACGGTGCATTACCTACGATATTGGTGGGGTCTGAACCGTTTAAATAATTGTTGTTAAATGTTTTCCATTCAGTTACAGTGCAATTCATTATCTGAGGAGGCATCCAGCCCTGCACTTTAACGTTTGTTGAAGGGTTGCCAAGATTAAAAAATAAATTACCCCAGTCTTCGTCGTTTTCTCCAGAATTTTCTATGTGATATTCAGTAGCGGAACTATTAGGAATTCCTATATTATACCCGCCATGATCCCAAGGCACATTAGGTATACATGTTCTAACATCTATATTTGTTAAAGACTTAAGGTTCAACCCTAAAAATAATCCAGCATTATCTTCACCCCCTAAGCCCTCCATATCTGGATGTGCGGTTAGCCCCCAAGTGGCAGTAGCTTCATTTACTATAAAATAACCAATAGGCTCTTGGTGTTCTGGATTGTCAACATTTGCATCTAGCAAAGAGCATATAAGGTTTTTCCTTTCGTCATTATTCTCACTAGTAACACCAATTGACTGCACATTACCGTTTAAACCAAGATCTATATTTTGCACATATTCTACTTGACTTGAATCTCCAACAGTTTGGAGTAACGGTATTCCATTTTGCATTGGCATCATAGAAGGAGTATTAGTAAGAAGGCTATATAATCCGTTTTTAATATAATCCTGAGGGTTATCAGAAATAGCCCACATCGTTTGAACAGTTAGCTCAAAATAAAGACCTTCCCCCTTTAAAATTAAAGGATTTGCTGCTGATGTACCATAAACACATGGGACTTCTTCTTGTATAAAGCTTCCAGGATTATTAAAGTCAGGCCTTTGATATTTCCATTTATTAAAGTCGTCTTCACCTCCCGCCCCGTCTAAAAATCTAACCCCTTTATTTTTGCCAAATGTAGATCTTCCCTCTCGATAAAAATCATACATTTCAGGGTCATATTCACCATTATTCCATAGAACATCTGCTGATTCGTTATTGCTTGCAGGATCGTAATTACCTACATCGTTATTCCCAAAATATCTTTCACTAGTACCGTGATAAGACTTGTGATGGTTGTATATGTGAAAATTATCATCAGGCATCATGCTCCAAGAGACATTCATTATTGATCCACCTCCAAGAGCTCCGTTTGGTACGCCACTTAAATCTATATAACACCCAGCAACTCTAGAGTTACCAACTGTAGAAACAGTCGCTTGATTGTTATAGTTATCAGGAGCTACTATAAATGGAGTTACTTTTAACTCAATTGCATACCCTGCCTCTGGAGTACCCCCGTAAATAACCTCTGATTCACAAGAAGTTGCTATTTCTGGATAATTTTCTAAATAATTACCATATATAAGTCTATCAGAAACTATAGTTTGCGCTTGAGCTACTCTAGGTAAATTACTGTATTGAGCGTTTTGTTCTTCTTGGGAAACAGGAACCAACACTCTATCGTTATAAAAATCATAAAGTATAGTAGGGCTAGCATTGTCAAAAAGGGGGCTATTACCATTTATGTTTCTTAAAACATCAATTGTTCTAAAACTTCCAGCATTACCATACCGAACTAAAAGACGTATATGTTTAACCTCTCTAGTCCCTCGGCTAACGAGTAATCTACATCTGTTTTGCAAAAAGGGGCTTCCTGTAGCGGCCCCCATTTGTATATAAGCTGGAGGTATAGCTATTTTTGAATATGCAGATATTGCGCTTTCTACATTATCATCATAAACATATTGATATGCGAATTGCATACCAGGCAGATTTATAAAGTTTGAAGATGGTCTATCATTGTCAAAATCAAAAACAAAAGTTATAGGAGTTTGTGGAGTCCTTGGGCAAGCACATATTAGATCTAATAAATCATCATTATTATAATCTTGATAAAGAGCCTGAAGAGGCATACTCATAACTTTAAAGACATCTAATTTCTTAGGCTCATTTCTATTATCTGTAAAATATAAAAGTATATTCCTTACCCTGTCAAGCCTATCATTTTGGTCTATATAACTAGGCGGTTCTTCAACGTCACCTGGATTGTATCCTCCGTCATCAAAGTTTCCAGCATCAGCTGACCTCCGTTCTAAGCTAGCATTTCTAAGCTCAGGGTTAAAGGATTCTCTTTGGCCTATATGAACTACGTCACCTTTTACAAACCCATCGCTTGGGAAATTAAACTTTTCTGAACAATATACTTTGATATATCGTCCTGGACCTAAAGAGCCTGGCAACAGCCCCTCTTGATCCCAAGCCCAAACTCCCATTTGGTTAGGATCGTCTGACCAAACAAAAAAGAAAATAAGGTTAAATATATCGTCTGAAACAGATCCTATAACTCTAATCTGTGTTTCATCTAATACTTGATCTTGAAGGTCTAAATCATATATATCCTCTATACTTTGGTTAGAAGTCATAGGCTTTAAAGATGTAAAATCTCCAGAGTAATCACTCGTTTGCGCTCCTGCTACACTATCTTTAAAGCTTTGTTCAAATGCTATATTTAATGCATCGATCATTTGACTCGAAGGTCTTACCCTTGAGTCTGCGTCAGAATTTATACCTTGAGGTGTTACCTTATCTATCATTAATACTTAGGTGCTTGCTTAAAGTTTTTACGAATAGTCTTAAATGCCTCTTCTTTACTAAAGTTAGAAAGTCTTGCTTTAGCCTTACGTCTTTCATTGTAATACTCAGCCCTAGCTCTTGTCTTTTCATTAGCAGGTATAGTAGACTTCCTTTCGCAAAGTTTATAATACAAGTAACACCTTAAGGCTTCTTCTGCATAGACATGTATTACAGGGTTTGTAGATCTAGCCTCGTCAGATATATATTCTAAAACAATGTCTGTAGTATCTGAACTAGTATCTAACTCAATTCTGTTTTGGTCTAAGTTTATTCTGTATGCTCCAGGAGCATAAGCCCCGCCAGCACCATACAACCTTCCTAAACTACCTTCGGATAGATAATTTTCAAATATGTAATGATCTAAATTTCCGCTATCAGCACTAGAAGATGAAGTAGCCCCTTTATCATCCTCTTTATTAAGGATTAGATTGTTATCTAAATTTAAAGGTCCTTGTTCGCTATCGCCTGTTAAAACAGTATCTCCTACAGTCGATTGAGGGTCGTTAACAACGTCCCCGCTAGTATCTTGAAGAATCCTTTGAGAATAATTAATATGTTTGTTTTGATTAAAAACCCTAATAATACCATCGCTACCTACAGAGCCTAGCTTTACTATATCAATATAGTCGTCTGGCAAAGCAATAGTATTGTTTGCTGCTATAGTTCTTTTAATAGATTTTACTCTAGAAGTTACATCAAACCCAAACTCACGAATACCTCTTAGTGCAATATTTCTTATAGCTGCATCAGATGCATTGCTTGCAAAATCATCACCGTCCATTGTAATAATGTAATCATTTATTATTTGGCGCAAAGTGATGTAGTTCATCCCTCTATTTGATACGTCTACATACGGCATTATTCAGCTTTTTCTTCTGAAATAGCAAAACTAGATAGATAACTATCTCTTAATCTTATACCAATCATTTTGGCTATCTCAACGATTAATTCATTTTTATAGTGGTCTGGCAACTCAAAGTGTCTAGAGTTAAGCATATCTGGTACTGTTATGGCACCACCCATTGACATTTCTATATATACTGGCGTAGAAGTTATGTCAACAGAATAATCATATGCATTAATAGATTTTGGCTGCCTATAATACTTAAGCCTTATAGCATTAAGTTCAAATGGAAACACTTCTATCACATTAGATATAATAGCTACAGGGAATGCAAGAGTAGGAGCAGATAAATTGCTTGTTAGTATTCTTTCAGCAGTTTCTGAGTTATACACTAAATCTAAATTAGTACTACCTTCTGTAGATCTAATACTTATAATTCTAGCTAAATCTAAAGGCTTACTAAATGTGCTTGCCCCTTCGTCTGCTGGATCTACATACTCACCTACATAATCCGCACTATCTGGATCAGTTATCCAATCATCAGGCTGTGCCGCTGCATCACTAAGATCCATGTTTGTAATAAAGTAGGCTAAATCCTCCTCTATCATCTTATACATAGACTTGTCACGAGCTGGGTCAATACCTGCTTTCCTAGATTTATTAGCAACAAGAAGTTCTTGAAACATCTCGTTAAATACATTTTGCTGCGCTATACCAGCAAACGTACTAAATACTTCTGGGGTGACAAACCCTCTTTGATCTTTATTACAAAGATCTCTTACAGCATTATATACATCAATTACGTTTACCATACGACAAATATACGAAATAAAAAAGCCGCCATTTTAGGCGGCCTTTCTATATATAATTTTATTTTTAAGAAAGCTTATCTAATTTCTCTTCAATAAGAGAGAAGGTAGAAGCTCCTTTTTCCGTAAGGCAAAACCTTACCATTGTATCAACAGGATCTTGACCTACTGGAACAGATATAATTAAAGCGTTAGAGTCAAACCAATAAACACCATTTGATTTTAATGCTATAATTTGATAATCGCCAGCTTGCTTTACAGATGATCTACACGTTACTTCTGGAGAGTCTAAAGACTGTAAAAAATCTTTTGGTTTAGACTTTGCAATTCTTAGAAGATTGTATCTAATTTCAGTAGTGTCTGCATTAATGTTAATACCATAATACATTGCAATAGCAAGAAGATCGTTAATATCTCTATCTCGAACAATAGATATTGCGTCAGAAACTAAAAATTCTTTTTCTAGCTCTTCTGAAGCGTCTTTTGTTTTGTTAACGACTTTAAATAAAGAACCTCCATTTAATGTGTTACTTGGGTGTAATTCTAAAAATTTCTTTAAATTAGGTTTTTCTTTTGGAATAAACAATCGGCTATTATTAAAAATAACAGACTCTCTTAAGGCGTTTTCAGACTGTTCATCTACAAAAATAGAAGGCTCATTAGGGCAATACCTAATCTCTCTTACTGTGTCATTTTCTTTATCGTAAATAGTTACGCCTTTTTGTGGTAACATAAATACTATTCCTCCGCCTTTTATGATTTCATATTCTGAAACGGTAGATACTGTCTCTTTACGTTTAATAGATCTTTTCTTCTTAGTAGAAGCCTTTATAGGGGCTTCCATTACAGAGGCTTTAGCCACTGCTTCGTTTTGGATTTTAGGTCGTCCAGTAGACCTTTTTTCTTTTGTTTGCATTATTAAAATAAATTAAGGGTTATAAAATTCAAATAAGTCTTGAGCTAAGGTTGCAGCTTTTGAAGATCCTATATCGTTAGGAATAACTCCAAATCTTGATATAAAACCTCTAAAGTAAACAAATGAAGCAGTTTCAACACCACCACTTGTTCCTAACTCTTGTATTAATAAATCACCATCTGTTCTTCCTGAAGATGATGGTAATAAAGTATCGTCTGTTTTTAAGGATTTTGCTGCTATAAATCCTATAATATCTCCATCTCTATTATGTAAATACATATTATCTTCTTTGTCTCTTCTAATGATCCATATATCTACATCCATTTTAGAAACATCTTGCTCGCTTTCATAGTAATCTGGCCACTTATAACTTACAGTTGAGTCATTTGTGTTGTCTGTTTGTACGCTAGCAGCAGCGCCTGTCATACCACTATGCCTTACGGTAAAAGATTGAGCCTTAGGGCTTACATCATTTGCATCTGCAATAGCCCCACTTACTAACCCTCCGCCAAATCCCATTGTTTCTCCCGCTGAATCTCCATACAGTACCATAGATCTAACTGAAACGCCTAATACGCAATACATAGTGTAATCTCCTCTAACAGTAAAATCATTTGGTATTACAAAAGAATCTCCAAACTGAAGAGAAACTGACTTTTGATTTATACCACTTGAAGCAGCAGAAGTTTCACATAGTGGATCATTTACATTACTAGCTATACTGTAAGTATTACCACCTGTTCCAGCGTTATACCATGACGTTACCTCAGCTCCATCAGCAAACTGAGTTAATCCTTCGTGATTAAAATCAAGAGATGGTAGGTTTCCCCTAAAGTTTATACCAGCTATTGTGTTTTGAAATTTTTGTTTTTCAGTTCCAACCGACATATTCCCTGTATTCATACTTACAGGTACAGTAGAAACTTTTACACGAAGATCAGATGATGAGTTTATACTAGACGATCTAACTGATGAGGATTGAGCAATAGCGTCAAACTTTAACACTCGCTCTCCTTTTTCAGATGTTATAAATTCTAATATCTGTGTTATTAAATCAGACTCCTCTCCTTCTTTAGAAGCTACGGATATATTAACTTTCTCTCTAGCTTCCCCTATATTTAAAAAAGATTCTTCATATATGCCAGCATCATCAAAGGTTATATTAATGAAGCCTTTAGAAGATGTTATATTGCATAACTTGTCTGCTGGAATACTAATATTACTTATCCCTATACCAGAGTCAGAAGCTCTTTCGCTACCTAAGGATACTTCGGATATATTAAACAGAAAAAATTTCATTTAGAAGATTAAATTTACGTACAAATATACGACAAATAAAAAAAGCCCCCGAAGGAGCTTTTCTTTTTAATGTTATTCGATTAAACCGAACCTATAATTTTAACCATAAGTTTTCCTGAAGTATATGTAGCGGCATCAGAAGTTCCATGACCGTTTCTTAAGAATAGATAAGGTTTAGCTATAGTTGGAACTACAGCAGAGTTTATCCCCGTTCTAGTTTGAGCTCCAAGAGTAATATCTCCATTAAAGTCAGCTAATAAGTCTCCAGATGTAACCGCCCCTCCAGCTGCGTCAGTGCTAGTTGCACCTCCAACTAAATGTAAGTCAGGCTCACCACCTGCAATAGCTTCAACGCATGTAACTTCACATGAGTGAAAAATACTACCATTAATTGCGGAAGTTAAATAAGCTATGTACGCCCTAGCAGTTGTTCCTTCACCGACAATATTTCCGTCAGCAGCAGTAGAAGCCAAGTCATCAAGATCAAAAATAATTGTTGTTTCAATTATATCCCCAACTCTTTTAACAGAGCTTTTGTAAGTTTCACCACCATCAGCACCTGATCCAGCACTCATAAGACCGCTAGAAGAAGTTACGTCAGCATCTACAGCCACTCCAGTAATAGAAGCGTTAATGTAATCGCTATTAACAGCGTCAGCAACAACGACAAACTGATCTTTACTGAAAGCTATAGCTTCTGAAATAGACTGCATAACAGCTTTTTCAGTGCCTGCATCAACAGTTAGAGTAGCAATAGTTGTAGAGCCTACAGTTGCGTCTTTGTCTTCAAACGTTAGTACGATAGTTGTGTTGCCAGTTTGATCCATAGATAAAAGCTTCTCTACTGGCATAGTTAAAGCGTTGTTAGAATCTGGATCGAAGTATAAAAATTTTGCAGCCATTTTTTAAAAGTTTATATAGTTAATAAAATCATATATTAATGCAAAAGCGAGGCCGAAGCCTCCTTTCACGTGTTAGTTTAAGAATTAAGCAAAAGCAAACACAACAACCCAACGAACTTTACCACCATTCCCAGTAGTAATAGCCGCAGCTGAAGTTGCTAGAGTGTTCATGTATAATGTTCTTTCAGTTGCCGTGTAACCAACATTAGCTGTTTGAGATGCAGCTTTAGCAGGAACAGCTGTTCCGCCAGCGGTAGCAGTTGAAGAAGCAAAGATGCTTTGTACGAAACCAGTTGGAAGAGAATCCGTTGCATCTGCAGCGTCAATAATGCCATCAGCATCTTCAACTATATCATCGGCACCGTCAGCAATCGCCGTAGATGTGTCTGTACCAACTTTATACCCCAGATCTGATGCGGCGTTTATAGTAATAGTAGGTCCTTCAGTAACAACAAGCTTAATCTCTTGAATTATTGTGTTAGCTGGTTGAACCATTGTTGCTTCAACGTAACTGTTAGTAACAAAGGCTTCGTCAACCTCAACTGTTTTTACAATATTTACTGTCCCTTTCGGATATTTATATGTAGCCATAATTAAAAGATTTAAAAGATCAAAGAGAAGGGCCGAAGCCCAACTCTTATCCCTTAGTTAATATTATCCTTTAATAAGGACGTGTTGGTTAGCAGCACGAACGCAAAGAGCAGTCTCTGAACGGTAGTGGAAAGTCATAGAGTCATTTCCAGCATCACCATTGTTGTTATGTCCCATTACTCCGCCACCAGTTACCCAGTGCTCCATCTCACGGCTGTAACCGTTAGCCTCTTTGTAGTAAAGAGATAAAGAAGGAGCCTTCATTCCAGAACGAGCATCAGCAACATTAGCAAGAGGCACCATAGCTCCTTGAATGTAGTTAGACGCACCTAGAAGAGTAGGATCGTTAAGTAGCTTCCAGTCATGCTTGTGGAAAGTGTATCCACCACGAGTGAACGACTTAAATCCAAGTTTAACAGCCATTTCAGCATCGTTGTTAAACGCACCAAACTGTCCAGGTAGACCAGCAGTAGTTGCAGTAGCAATACCCGAAGCAAGCATGTCATCGATAGCTAGGTCTTGCTTTCTGTTTAAGTACATAGCGTACTCAGCAGGAGCGCCTTGCTTATCAAGCTGGATGATAAGATCATCAAACTCAGACAAACTGTCCATAGGGTTAGCGTTAGCGTTAGAGACGTTAATACCTCTATCTTCGATAGCTGAGAAGTAACCTTCAGAACCAGCAAGTGCTTTACCTAGGTCGTTATCGCCATCATCACTTGCTGTAGCTGCGTTTTTCTCACCAAAGAGCATCATCATTTCACGACGATCCTCAAAGCGCTTACGAGCCTCTTGCTCACCGTACATGAACCAGCGGTATTCTCCGTTTCCAAGATTAACCCATCCAATGTTAGTTGCTTGAGATCCATTTACTTGGTAACGATCTTTTACAATTTGGAATGGATTGCTATACTTCTTGATGTCAGCATCTGTGAAGTGAGTTGGTTGATCTGTACCTTGAGCATAGATGTTTCCAAGGTGAATCATAGTAATTCCAGAAGCGTTGTCTGCAGGAGAAGCATTCGCTCCGTCTAAACGCTCTAGCTTTAAAGCTGCGTCAGCACTTGCAGGAGCTGAGTTTACTAAGTACTTTATACCAGTAGTAGCATTCATAAGCACATCATTAGCTTGAACCAAGCCAAGAGCACTGTCTGTACCGTCACCAGAACCATTAGTGTCATCTACAGTAAAAGTAGCTACACCAGGTGCAGTTCCTGCTGATCCAGCAGCAGATGCTGAAACAGCACCAGAAAGAGTTCTGTGACGACGGCCTGCCTCCCACCAATCAATTTGGTCAGAAGTTCCTCCGCTGTTAACAGCACCAGTTAGTCGTAAAAATCCAGTGATACCTTGATCACCGTATGATTGAACAAGCTCAGGCATAACAAAATCTTTGTTAGCTTTTAAAAGCTGGTTAATAGTTGTATATGTTTCGGGCGTTAATCGTAAATCAGGTGATGCCTGATCGATTGATGCCCCAGTAATTGTAGCCATATTTTCTTAGTTTTTATATTTTAAAAGTCATTTTACTTGAAGTTGACCCCATAATGCTTTTTAATTGTTCCTGTAAAGGATTAGCATTAGGTTTCGAACTTTGTTGAGGAACTTGAGCTGAAACATTAGCCGCATTCTGTACTACTCCCTTCTGTCCGTCACTAAGGCCTTGCCTATAAGTAGACGATACAATAGCATCGATATTATCAATGATAGCACGGTGTGAGTTTAATGTGTCGAAATCCCAACTTCCATCGTTTTGAACATATGCGTCAAAATACTCATCAAGACGAGTATTCTTATTCATAAGGTCTTGTTTGTATCGGTCATCCAATCCGAAGGTAAAGGTCTTTTCATTACCTAAATCAAATTCCAATCCAGTTAAATCATTAACTTCTTTTTTCATTTGAGAAATCCACTCGTCGTTAACAAAGCTTTCTTGTTCCGCAACTTCTTCTTTAACCTCAGGAGCCGCATATCTCATGCGTTTTTCCTCGATTTGAGTTTTAGCGTTAGCTGCGTCAACCTTCATTTGAAGGCCTCCAACTTTTACTTCGTCTTCTGAGTACTTGTTTGGATCTAACTTGTACTTATTCAGAATAAGAGTGTTTACCTCGCTAGCAGAAAGATTAGGATACTGTAACGCCATGTCTACTTTTACCAAAGTCGCATCATCCATCTCAGATGTGCTTAATGACTGGTAAGCAAACCAATCTGAAGGAGGCCTTCCAGTCTCCGATACAAATTTAGCTATAGCTTCTACCCTTTCATCAACGGGGGTTTGTTGCGTGAATAAATCATCTAAAGAAGTTACATCTCTCTCAAGCTTCTCGCTTAAGTAAGTCATAACAGCAGTCTCTATTTGATTATCACTATATTGTACTTCAGCAGGTTGTTGCTGAGTCAATTCTTCTTGATTAACTTGAGGAGCTTGATCGCCCTCAGGTTGTTGCTCTACTTGCGGTTCACTAGCAGTTTCCACTTGTGGTTCGCTAGCTACTTGTTCAGTAGGCTCAGAAACTACTTGAGACTCCTGTTGTGGAGCCTCTTCAGTTACTGTTTCTGTTTGTTGTGGTTCTGCATTCATTGATGCAGAAAGTTCTTCGGGTGAGCTAAATATCTCAAACCCTCCGACATTTTCTTTGTTGTCTTCCATTATATTAAATTAGTTGTTTTTTATTTTGATGGGCCGTAGTAAGCAACTACTTTTCCTGACGCAAGGTCGATAGTATCCCATCTCCCATAAATAGTTAATCCTTTTGGAAAAACAGTGCTTGTAGTCACATAATCACCAGGACCGTCTACATCTTGATCAGTACCGTCAGTTCCAAAATACCTAGTATTATCTTCAGCTTCTAGCTGTGTAAATGTAGTATCTTCAAGACAAGTAACAGCAACAAACACCATACCGCTAGGGCATGTGTAATCCGTTCCTGTTCTATCAATATGAGTACTACCTAATTGTCCGAATGATGCTTGTGAAGCTACTCCTTGATTTGCTAATGTTGCCATGTCTTTATTTAGTTTTGATTAAAAGGTCCTGCAGCTGAACTGTCTAGTCCAAATACACCGAATTCTACCATCTGATCTACTTTAGTTCCAAATACCCTGTATGATTTATTCACTGCAACGGGAATAAAACAAAACTCACCTCCACCAATTTTAGAAACATGACCATCAGAATCAGTATCATTATATACCGTTACATAGTTTTCTTTTTCTAGATCTAAGTTTTTTAAGAATAAGTATGCAGATTCAGTTTTATCGTTTGCTGTATAAACCTCTAATGCGTTTGCATCAACGGCTGTTTTTACAACTTTAGCTCTACTTAGAATACCAGAATCAGCAGCAGCAGAAAATTCTGCAGCCACATTAACGGGGCTAGCTAAAACAGAAGCGCTGTTTAATGTTACTGTTACTCTAAGTGTGGCCATTATTCGTAGAATAAAGCGTACTCTACAGTAAATGCTGTAGCAACGCTTGGTTGAAGTTTAATATCGTTAGTATCAGCATTAGCTTCCCAAGGAAAGAATGCCCAATCTCCAGCATATAGTTTACCCATTTGCTCAGAATTAATTTCTATAGTTACATACTCTGTAGCTACCGCACTTGTATTCTTAATATAAACCTTATGAGATCCATCTCCATAAGCGTCTCCGTCAAACAATGTATATTGAGAAGTAGCAGATGTAGTTTTTCTAGCCACACCAGTAGTTTGGTTTAATCCAGTTACTGTACCAGCTTTAGTTAGTGTTGCCGTTGTAGACAACGATAGAGCGTCACCAGTTAGGTCAGCGCTCGAAAGTGTTAATGTTGCAGTTGTTGTTGCCATAATTAATAGTTATTTATATGCAAATATAGTTATTATTTCTTTGTCTTTTTCTTGACCTTATATCTAGATACTCTTCCTTTTTTTCGTTTTTCTTTTGCGGCTCTAGCTTTTTCTGAAGGACTTAACTCAGACCACGTAGCTGGTGTTTTTTTTGACACACGAACTGTAGGTCTAAAGGTTCTGTCTTTCCCTTTATATTTTTTCTTTCCTCTAGGTGTTCTCCATTTTTCTTTAAACCATCTTTTTAAAGCAAGGCCTTTTTTGGTTTTGCGAACAGCCATTACTTTTTACTCTTATTACCCCAATTTGCAGCACCTACTTTACGACACTTAGCTAAAGCGCCAGAAGCGTAAGCAGAAGGCCATTTTTTATAACGTGCTTTTACTTTGTGATAACAAGCATCTTTAGTAGTGCCTCCTTTTTTATATTCTTCGGTTTTTTTAATTGCTTTTGGCATGATTGGCAGTTTTAAATTTTGCTTTAGCAACAGCTCCTGGATGTGGTTTATAATCACCTTTCATAAGATAGTATCTTCCTTGTTCTTCCATCCAGTGATAACCTTGTGGGGGATCAACAGATACAGTTTTACTACTTATAGAAAGCTTACCCCCTTTTTTATATTTTATAACTTTAGCCATGTTAAGACCCTACGGATATTGTTTTATAAAAAACCTCATCAATATCTTTTATAGGGTTAATAAAATTCACTCTACAATGCCTGTTTATATTTTCTCTAGCTGTTTTGCTATTTGTAACACACATATTGGATGATTGATATAAAGAATTTTTCTGTAAAAGAGAATCTATTCTTTTTTTAGTTGTTTTATTTGTTGAGTAAGACATAATTTAAATATACTTATATTACGTTAATGTTAAAGTTGCTGTTTTAGTTAAAGTGGTTGTACTTGGCTTACTACCTGTAACTACAGTTGTTTCTGCCACTGTTATAGGCAAGGTATACGTAGTGCTTTTACCTACAACTGTTGTTGTAAAATTACCGAACGTAATAGCTGTAGATTTGGTAGTGTTAGCCACGCTTGTGTCATCAGCTGTAAACGCTGGGATTTTAGTATCACCTGCTAAAGCTGTAGATCCGCTAGTCCCTAAAGCCATACTAGTCTTAGCTGTGTTGGCTGTAATAGCACTAGCTTGAGCCCCAGATATAGTAGTAGTGTCTCCTGCTAACGCTGTGCTACCAGATGTACCAAGTCCTGGGAACGTAGCTTTATCTTTGTTAGCGCTGATCTCTGTTCTAAGATAATCTATCTCATCTTGCATCTGCTGCAACTGGTATATTAATGGACCTAGTATAGGGTCACCTATATACTTAGAACATCCCTCGGCTTTTTCTGTAGCCCAACCATTCGTTGCGGCAGTTAAGTTTTTAGTTGAAACTTTATCCGCACCACTTCCTGATGTTTCATAAAATTTTTCGTGTTTTGCCGTTGATAATGCCATTATGCTATTGATATTACTTGGTAAGTTAAATATACGTCTATGCTAGTAAAACAGTCAGTTGTTGTGGCTGAATCAAAGCTAACCTCTACAGCTTTGTTAACGTCTTCAGTTAAACTTTGACCTACCTCTGTGGACGCAAGACCAGGTGTTATGTGATATATTCTATCACCAGTTTCGTTGTACATAAATCTTCTTATGTGATGAATTGATGCGGTAAGGTAAGCGCCTGGCTCTTGATCAGCATAGTGCATGTTCCAATCAGCAGCACTTGCGCTTTGTGTAGAGGCTCTGTCAATTCTTATCATACCGCTTAAAGGCACGATAACTGTATTAGATCCTTGAGCTGGTACTATTTCAATAGGTGTTGAATTCATTGCGTTGGCTTCAGCGGTAGTTATAGTTCGCCTCGCTACCATTATACCTACAGGAGTTTGAGCTTCACTAGCTACACTGACAGCGCCAGCTGTAACTATTTGATTATCTTCTATCGTAACTTTACCAGCTGAAGCTCTAGCTATAGTAGTATCGTTTGCGTTACCAAGTTCTATAACGCCAGGTGTTTGGAACACTCCATTATCAGTAAACTTCCAAATCTCAGCTGAAAGATTAAAGCTAGTGCCAGTACTCCCAGAGGGCGGGTAAGTTTTAATTTCTACATCACCTCCTGTTCCAGTACCCGTTCCCTTACCACCTTCAAAAGTTAAATCTCCTCCATTAGTATCTGTTTCTCCAGTTTTTGGGTTTCCTCCAGAAATATTTAGTGCCTTACCTGCGCCGCTATTTGACCTTTGAATCGTCCCAAAATTCACCAAAGAGTTAATATTAGCTCTTCCTAATTTAGTAGCCCCCCCTGACTCTATAGTTAATCTTTGTGCGTCATTATTAGCAAAAATAATATTATGATTCCCAACCGAATTAATAACTAAATCTCCATCAGTAGATAAATCTACCATATCGTCTGCAGCGTTGGCTATACCTATTTCTACAGAGTTCTCATCATTAGTTAATGTTATCTTAGGCTCTATATCTGCGTCTGCTCCTATAGCAAGAACATTAGAACTAAATGTTAAATTAGCTTCAGCTGTTATAGCGCTAGTTCCAGTACCAGTAAGAATAGAGTTATCTGCAAGGCTTGTAGCCCCCGTACCTCCATTACCTACAGGAAGAGTTCCAGACACATTAGATCCTAAAGCACAATATGTGGTAGAAGTGCTACCCGTTCCGCCATCGCCTGTAGCTAAAGTTCCAGTAATAGATGAGGCCGCTAAGTCTACAGCAAGTTTTGCAGACTCTATAACTAATCCTCCATCAGATTTTAGATCAGCACTAAACTCAGTCCCAGAAAGATTTAATCCATCTCCCGCAGTATAAGTAGTATTAGTGTCTGATACAGTATTAGTAAGAAGTATTTTATCAGTATTTCTGGCTATACTTAATCCAATGCCAGCCTTAATAACAACATCATCTGTAGATGAGTCGCTTCCTGTTAATCTTATTTTTTCTTCGTCAGAGCTATCCCCATCTACACAAGAAACACTATATGTAGGCCCTGCAGCTCCTGCGGATCCTGTAGCTCCTGTAGCTCCTGTAGCTCCTGTAGCTCCAGTTAATCCTTTTGGGCCTTTTTCCGTAACAACAATATTAGATGTAGCTGGAGTAGATACACTTATACTGGTTGATGATTGAGTTAAGCTTACCGTATTGCCGCCAGATACTGAAACATCTACAGTGTTACCCTGAGAAGTTGTTGTACTCACGCTCATTACTTCCTGTTTGTCTTAGTTACATCTTCATTAATAACAAAAGAACCACGAAGAACAGTAGTGTGAGTATCAACTCCAGATGTTGTAGGTAAAATATATTGAAGATCATACAAATGCCTTCCTGAAGGCACATTCCTCATAGTAGCTGCCGTAGCCGTAATAGTTACATTACCATTATCATCAACAACGAAAGGCTCAAAATAAGCACCTCCTGGAATTTCTGTTGTTTTTAAATTTCTTCCTTTTAAACCTTTTTCTGTAGTGGCTATTAAAGGATTAGATCCTCTTTTATTAGATGGCCATACTTGCATGACAAATGCATAATTTGAAGTAGACAAGGTAAGGCCTGCCCCTGAAGAATCCTTTAGGGTTAGGGTTAGGCTAAATGTATCTCCTTGACGGCAAGTGATGTCTAAAACTTCCGATACGTCTAAATTTACTTTACTGGCCATTTTGCATATTCATTAACATTTGTCTCATTGGATTTTCACCACCTTGCTGTAATTCAGTTCTATTTCCTTTCCTTTGAGAAATAAGTTTAGATTGTTGTACAGCTTGTTTTTCTACTCTATCATCCTTTCTGTCTTCTTTAAGGACTTCAAGTTTTTCTTTAAATTCTTCATCAGTTTCTTTGAATCCTAAAGTAGCCTTAGCTCTTATAGTTTCAATTTCTTTATTAAACTCATGCCTCATTGAAGATAGTTGTGCGTCTATTTGTGCTTTAAGTTGCATTTTCTGAGCTTCTATTTGAGCTTCAGCTTGCATCTTCTGACCTTCCATCTGGAGTTCAGTAGCTTTAGCCTGCTGCGCCATCTGAGCTTGCATTTGCTGTTGTTGCATCATCATCGCCTGAGCTTGCTGCATCTTCTTTTTTCTTCTAACTATAAGAAGTCTTTCAGCCTGGTTTACATCCTTAAGCTCTCGAATAGCCATAGCATCTTCAAGATCTATTTCTTTTTGTTGAAGAGAAATTTGAATGGCCTGCTCTAAATAAGCCTGGTCTTTATCATCCATATCTCTTTGAACCTGAACTCCAAAATTATACATAGGTAATCTAGCAAAACTAGAAAGAACACTCATGTTTGTTTCGCCAATTGCATTTTTATACACATCCATAATAACAGATTCTTCTGGTAGTATTTGCATGCACTTAACTATATCATTACAAACATTCTTGTAAAGAATCATAGATGCGTTTGTTACATCATAAGTTGCGTTATTAGATGCCGCAATAGCTTGCTCTCTCACTCCTACTAAAGCTTCTGATTTTGGCGTGCTAGCATCAACAACTTCATTAATTCCCGTAGTATCACGTATCATTCTTAGATAATGATTGTACAGGCCAATAAGCTCATTAATATTTCTAATGCTATTACCTATCTCACGAATTGGCGGGTTTTGGAATCCACCTTCAGGATTTTTACTTCTGTAATAGAATACACCAGTTTGCTCATATATATCGTGCAAATCTAATGGTTGCAATTCACCTGATTTTCCAAGCTGAACATTTTCTAACCCTTCAATATCAATGATAAGTCCATCTGGCTTTGCCTTAGCAATAGCTTGTTGGATTTTTAAGTGGGTTAATTGTAACATGTCAGCAAAACCTATACAGCTATTAACCATAGATTTTGGCATCATATCGGTAAGGTTTGTTGCAACAACAGAATACGAAAGTCTTGCTTTACTTATATCGTATATGTTTTTAGGCACATTATGCATTCTACCGTATCCAAACAAATAATCTGTGCCTACAATGTAATAGCCTTTGTAAACATTTACAATCTCCATTTTATGTGGCTTTCTCTCAAAAACACTACCAGCCTTTTCTTTATAATCGAAGCCTTCATAGAAAAAGTTTCTATTGCCGAATCTATTCTCCTTCTCCTCAAAATGCATGCAGTCAGTAGACAAGAATTCAAATTCTAGTACATCAACTGAATACTCATCGTAGTCATATACGTTTTTCCCTAAATTGTTATCATAAGTGCGACCATTAGATGATCTACCAGAAGTTTTCTTAGCTATTTTTTCAAAATCTTCTTCTTCTAACTCCCCACTAGCTATTCTTTTTAATTCCTGAATAGGCATACTCTTAATATGCCCTCCGTAGGTTATATCCTCAAAACTTGGATCATTAGTTTCGCTATGAATAAAATCTTTAGGTTCTACATAATGAGTTTTAATTCCGTAATTAGGATCATTTGATCTTTTAACTACAGCCATTCCATTTGTAGCTAAATCGTTTACACACCTTCTAAATATATTATCGTCAAAATTATTCCAAGACAATGTCATATCAGTAGCAACTTGAGCTGCTATTTCAGCATCGCTTTTTACATTCTCTCCAATAAATATTTCTGCTTCAGCTTCGCTATCTGGAATCATTTCTGGATCCATACCAATAGTTGCGCCTGTTTTTTCTTTAAAAGCCATTAGCTGCTTCCTTAAAGCAACCTGAATCTCAATTCTTTTTTTATCCCTATTTTTTTCTGAAGAAGACAAAGGATCGATTGCTTCTAAATTTGGATAAAGATTTCTCCCTAATATTTTATTTACTACAATTCTAACAAACTTAGGTAGTATAGGAACAGGAGTATAGTCAATATTCATTAAACTACCATCCCCTGCATTAGGGTCTTGTACGTTTAATAATCTTTTATAGATTGAAGTATCTTGAACGCCATTAGCGTACTCCTTGTTTCTTTCAAACAGCGTATATCTTTTTGAAAATAAAGATGAGTTTTCAGACTTTTTCCCCCACTGAGACTCGATAGCCTTAGCATATCTTAGACCATATTCTTTACTCTCCTTCTGTTCTTGGGGAGCAAGTGGGTCTGGGAAATTTTTTTTACCGCTATATTGTTTCATTAACGTTGGAGTATATATTGCAAATATAGGAAATTAGCCGACGACTTTGTATCGCCTAAAAAACTTCCTTTCATCAAAGCTGCTAACTTTTTTCTTTTTAACCTTTTGAGCAGCAAGTAAAGCTAAACCAGAACTAATAGTAAGGTCAAACTTAGTTCTATTATCAATTTTGTAACCTATCCAATCTTCAAGAGTTTTATTAAAATACATATTACCAACTTTATTGGCCTCATGATTTACCCCAACATGTTCGTGTATGTAAGACTCTATAGCGTGAGCATGAGCTTGAATTATATCTTGAGAGTTTGAAGGGATCCCTTTTGTTTTTACTTTAACTTTAGCCGTACCAGTTTTTAAGTGTTTAGGTCTGTCCATTAGGTATCCGTCGTAACCCCTTGATTCAAAGTATCTTGCGATGCCGTACTTATTGTTCTCAATTAAGATAGGATACCCATAAAACACAGCAGCCATAAGTACGTCTTCATAAAATATTTTTGCAAGAGGAGGGCGAGAGGCATATTCTAATACAAACATATTAGAAGGGTGCTCCATGTGAAATTTATTATATAAATGTAATGCTCCTTTAGAGCCTCTGCCGTCTACAGTAGCATCAAGATCATAAGAGTCAACTCCTCCGCAACCCATATGAGAGTTAGGGGCTATTTTTTTGCCTCTTATAGCTGCTTTTTTGTTTCTTAAATCTACAGGTGGCATCCAGGATATTTTAAATCTGCCGTTTGGATCTGGACTAAACACAACCTCGGTATCTTGATTACCTCCTTTCCATATAAAGTTACCAGTAACTACAGGGTTTGGAAAAAGCTCATCGTTATATTCTATTTGTTCGTATATCTTTCCAATATTAAATACGCTTCCTTCTATACTGTCTCTAAATGCTTCGTCTGAAGTAAAAGGAAATTGACGTATAACCTCATTCATTTCAGAAGCATTATCTTTTAGAGAAGATCGTTCATTCTTAAGGTATGTTCTAGAGCCAATAACTATATCTTCACCATCTATACCTTCTATAGGATTTTCTGGATCTTCAGAAACTGGATTCCCATATAAATCAAAGAAGCCTTCAAGAGACTGCTCTGCTGATATAAACAATCTGTATAACCCAGTTTTAGTCCTCCCATTCTTGTTCCTCTCCGAAGGATTCGAATCCTCCCATAAACTCTTGTATTCTTTTCCGCCTTTTGACATAGGGTTTACTGTGCTTCCCACTAGAGCCTTTCCCACGATTTTTCTTCCGACGATCAAACAGGTCCTCTGTATCCTCCAAGCGTCTCTTATGTCTGTTGGTTTTTCCCATTTTCCTGCTTCGTCTAAATATAATATGTGCAGCTTCTCACCATCATATGCATTATTAGTTGTGTTTTTCCAATTAATCACTGTATTAAGCGCTTCACCAGTTTGAGCTGTTTTGTTTTTCTTGGTAATACGCTTTGATGGCTCTCTAAATGCTAACTCCATACGTGGGTTAGTTGTACCATCTTGAATAGGTTTAAAGAAGAAAGGGTAGTTCCTAAACATAAAAACAACCTTTTTCATAAATATGTTTTCTTGTGCATCCTTACCAGTCTTAGACTGTATCCCCATAAGCTTGTCTTTAACTTGTGTAGCCTCATCAACAAGTACGGCAGAGCATATATTGGTATACCCAGAGCGACGACACTTAGTGTAAAGCTGACCGATACAACGAGGGTCAGCCTCACAAGCAGCCATGTGTAAAAATATTTCACGTTGAAAATTTAAATAATATGGATAGCCAATATCTAGCTTAGTCCATTGTAGCATCATGTAATGCCTCCCCGTAATATATGTAGCTGCACCGTTGTTATAAAACCAAAAACCCTCACGCCTACGCCTAAACTCTTCCTCGACATATGGACGAAACCTCTCTCTAAACTCCCTTGGCATTTCTGCCCACTCATCCATAGAACGAATACGAGACAATTCCGTCGGCATAGATAACCTTCTCCACATTTGCATAGAGTCTGATTCTTTATATCCGAAAATTTCTTTCTTCGGCGGCCTTTTCGGAAGACAAATGAGTAACCCACCGAGTTCGATAAGCTCACCTTCCGTACCGTTGGGACAAATCTTAACAGCAGGTTCTTCATATTCTTTTATGTTTAGTAATACAGACATCAATAGCTGCTACCGTTCCTATTCATCCTACCAAGAGAAGCAACTCCATCTTTTGTGTAATTTCTTTCTTTTGTAATTGAAGTCATATATTCTCCGCAACTTTCACATTTTACATCAGGTATCACTCCGTAACCTTCAATGTATCTTATCGTAACTGAAGATTTACTTACAACCTTATTGTTACACTCACATTTAAAATCAGCCATTAGAATGACGCTTTAGTATAACCTTTCTTATGCTTATAAGGAGCCATATATTTTGGCTCTTTACCAGGACAACACCATTCAGCAGCTCCAACCCACGGGTCAATACACCAGCATTGGCTATAATCGTTAGATTGAGATCTTCTATGTTGATTCTGCAAAGAACAAGAAGAAAGCATAGAAATAACTACACACCAAAAAGCTATAATGAATAGCCATCTCATTTTTTTAATTAAATACATATTAAATTTTATTTACGTTTAGATCCTTTTAATCTTGACTTTTCTTTTCTACCTCTATTTTTAGATTTAGATTCTATTCTAGTTTTACTTCCTATATGGTGAATATCTTTCCCATCACCTTTTTTTACTTTACCTTTTTTGACAGCATATCTTCTTCTCTTATTTCTTGCAGCACGATTCTTCTTTGACTTAGATGAAGATTGGAATTTTTTATACTCCTTCTTATAATTTCTTTTCTTTTTTATAGCTCTCATAACTCTTGCAAGTTACTATTATTATTTCTTCTATTATGTGTAATTATTCTATGACAGTTAGAGCACCTTACTTCACACTTATCTATTTCTTTTTGTATGGTTTTTATACTGTAAGATTCATAAACCATATTAGATATGCATTTATATTTATTGTCTTCTATATGATCGAAATCTAAAACAAGATGATTTGACTCTCCACAGTCAACACAACCTGATTGTTTTTTTATGTTTTCTACATAAAGCCTATTTTTATCTCTTTGTCTAATATTTCTTTTTTTAGACCTCTTTATAATCTTTTCTTTATTAGCTTCATAATGACGTTTTGATGCAGCTGCTTGATCTTTAGGGTCTTTGTATGCCATTACTTAGAAAATCTTTCTGCAAACCCTCCAGTATAATCTTTTGTATCCCCTATTTCCCCACTTGTTTTTAGATCTTTAACCATCTGTTCTAAACGTTGCCTTTCTATAATTAACTCCTTACAGTCGGTAGCTGTTTGTTTAATAGACTGAAGTTCAGCTTTTCTTGCGCTACCATTGATTTCAGGATCAACAGGTTTTTTGATTTCTTCTATCATGTTATCTATAGCTTCCTCCATACTTTTCATAAGCCTTTGAGAGGCAGATATGGTAGTAAACTTACTCCTGCTCATCTAAATCATAAATAAAGATTGGTGTTTTTTCACCTACATAAGCCCCACCTATATTGTAAGAAAAATGTTCGATTGCTTCTTCCCATTCCATACCGTCTTCCATAAGTATTTCAATTATTTTATGAACACTATATACTGTTTTAGGTTCTACTCCATAGCTTATACCAACTACAGCATCGTTTAATCCATCAGCTAAAAGGCATTCATTGCTTTCAAGCTCTTCCCATAATTCTATTTTATCAAACATTTTAATTTAATTTATACATTAAGTCTTCTGCACGAGTGCGATAATATTCCTTTCCATCTATTTTTATACGGTAATCTCTATTTTCTTGAAACCCTACAATATCTCCTGATGAAATATTCATTTCTTTTAACCAAGGAGCATCAAATGCAACCTTACCTGTAGTAGGTAATTTTTCTTTAAGAGACACAAGTTCTATTAATTCAGATTCTACTTTCTTTTCTTCTTCTACAGGCTCTAGTAAAGACCATCCAGCTAAAGGTTTTATTTCTCCAGTATCCTTACACTTATAAGCTATTGCCTGATTATTAATTGTGTTTTTGTCATCATAGTATATTAAATAATGATCGTCTACGCCTGTTAAAGCTTGACCATCATTAACTACTACTAAGTGGTGAAAGTATATAGTATCACCTTTTTTTACCCCAGTATTGTATTTTAAGGGAGCACAGACAACAGGACCTTCAGTAATTCTATGTTCAAACTCACCGCCTTCAAATTTAGAATCTACATATAGCTCAAAACCGCTTTCTGTAGTAATTGTATCTTTAATAATTTTTTTTAACTCAACAATAAATAGATTTAATGTTTTCATTTTTTATAAGGAAATATTTTATTTAATTTTTCTTGCCTTTGATTGCAACCGCAATCTTTTGGTGTTAGCTTGTTTAATCCTGTAGCTTTTGTGAATTTAGCTATTGTGTCTCCAAACCCTTTACTTTTAATTGTTTTCATTAATAACCTCCTGAACCTCCTGAGCTTCCTGATCCACTAGAGCTTGACCTTGAAGATGTGCCGCTAGATAAAGACTTTATTGCAATTTCTTGCATTCTTTCTGTTTGAAGATTTTTCATTATTGATTGAACCAATTGTTCTGCAGCTCTATTCATAGGTTTTAATCTGTCGTGAGCTTTTACTTTATGAAACCCTCCTACCATAGCACCTTTATCAAAGTGAACATGATATGCCCCAATATATTCTTTTCCATTAGGAAGGTTAAATTCACCTCCAGATGTATATAGTTCTGTTCTTACCATTTTAAAAGTTGCAATCAAATTCTAACATGCATGGCATGTCATCCACACTTTTCCATAACGCTTGAGAATTATCGTTATCATCTTGTAAATATACCAAATATCTATTTTTGCCATATCTGTGAAGATGTTTCTCGTCACGTACTATTGCGCTAACCTCCCCTCTTCCAGCTCTCATTCCTATATAATAGGCCATAGCGTCTTTTGGATCTTTTCCAATAATAATTTTTCTGATAACTCCTTCCATTTTATTCTAGTTCTATTCCTGTTCCATCTAGTAAATTACCTAGATCTCTATTGTCTAATTCATCTTTTTCGTCAACATTGTATGTATGAAATATAAAATCTTGTATCTCCATTAATTCATCAACATCTTGTATGTTATAACTATACATTGCATTAAGTTTTGATATATTACCATGTAAAGGGTCAATTAATCCAGCAAACATAATTGAAATAAATCTATCTTCTACGTCATATTGCTTTGCCAAAGCTTCTGCTTCAAACATAAGTCTTTGCATATGAAGTAAGAATTCGAAATCTTTTGTCATAGTTTTGCTTTAATACAAATTTAATACAAATGCCTAAAAGTAAGATATCAAAAAAAATCTTATTTAGAGACTTCGCTAAACAAGATAAGATATATATTAATAACAACTATCTTAAAAACTTAAAAGTTTTAAAAAATAAGTATTCGGAAAAACTAGAAATGGATTTTTCTAAAATAGAGTTTATGCTATGGGCATACGACCTGCAATTTTTTACTTTAGATTACGCTAGCAAAGACTTTGAATCAAGCCGATCTAATATGGGAAAAAGATATGTGTACCCATTAATGAAAATTGGATACATATATAAACACTTTGATAAATTAACACCTTCAGACACATATGAAGACCATTTATTTAGAGATGAAACTAAATATAATTACAGAGTGAGATATGCTTTAACTCAAAAAGCTAGGCTTTTTGTTCAACGGTTTTATAAAGATTTAGAAGGTTAGTCTTCAGCCTCTGCGTGCCAATCTCCGTCAGTATCTCTTAACACAACCATTATCTCTGCGTGTGTATACGTTGTCTTACCATCTAAAAACGATGGTTGATCTCCCTTGTACTTAACTAAGGCTTTACTACCGTCTTTACTGTAGCGTAACATATCAGCATTACGGTTAGATAGCTGAGAAAAATCTATAAGGACTTCACCATCTTCATCCTTTACCTCTGTTGTATTTAGTATTACGTATGTAGTCATAGTCTTTTATTAAGGGGTGTCAGAGCTAAATGTTGGCCCGCCAGAAGTTAAACCTGGGATACCTCTTAGTGATTTTATAACAATGTTATCTAAAGTTGAAACTGAAGATGAGCTGGGTGTTTGTCGATATACAGTAAAATCAACACCAGTGGCAATAAAATAAGACTCATGAGCACCAGTACCAATTGAATTCTCATGTTCCGTTGAGCCACTGAAATATTTCACACCGCCACCGCTTATAGAAACAACATCCATCGTTAACTTATACGTTTTGCCTACCACGAGTATACCACTTTGACGTACACCTAAACCATCTGCTGACACAGTATGATCATATGTTATTTTTGCCGTACCATCAACAAGAGTAACCTGATTTGCTCCTGTTGCATTTATTATAGTCCAATTATCAAGGCTTGGAAAATCACCATCAGTAACTACATCAGCCCCATACCCAGGATCATGCTGATCGTGAATAACTCCGTTTATTTTATCATCATCCTTTCCATTCCCCATCCTCCAGTATCCTCTAAGATACGTAGAGTCTATGCTTGCTCCTGAAGCTACGTCTATTGCACTCCCTTGGTTGTATATAGCTTGTATAGAGCCTGAGGTTAGAGCTGCGTTCCATATAGAAACTTCGTCAATCTGAAAATCACTGTAAGTTGAGACGGCGTATCTTCCTATCCTTGCATTTGCTGCAGTGGTTAAACTTGTTGCCTGCCCAGAAGTAGTACTTCCTGCAACACCGTTTACATAACCTATCACATTTCCATTTCTATCTGCAGATATAGCAAGATGTGTCCAAGCGTTCTGGAGGCTATCTAAATCTGTATTTCCGCTTGTATCAACATACGTAGTGTGTGCCACGCCACCTATAACTTGAACGAAATGTAATTGAGGTGGATCTACACTATTAGTATGGAAATACCATCTATTATTTGCATCTTCGTATTCTGAAATAAAAAACTTGGAATGGAAGTCGGCTGTTTTCACCCAAAGAGAAATAGTGAAATCGTTACTACCGAGATTTATACCCGTTCCTAAGTCTATATAATCATCCGTACCGTCAAGAGTTATACTATATAAAGCCTCTAGTGTTGAACCTGATAATGCTGTGTTTGCTAATCCTAACATGTTACAAAGATAATGGATCTAAGACTACTGACGTAGAGAAGTCTCTATACACAATAGTTACTTCTTCTTCTTCTTTGAGCGCTTCGGCGATGGGCGGGTAGACCCTGAAGTAGGCTTGTGTGGAGCGCCCGATGAATCCGTTTTCTTTGATGTTGTTGTTCTCTTGCGAATCACCCAGCAATAAACATCCCGCAGTGTCCTCATCAGTATTACCACAATGAATAAGAATATACTTAAAATTTGGAACATCACAGACTTCAAGCATGCCCATATGTATGTCAGCAAATCTTTTAGAGTACTTGGCGTGGTATCTACCCACATCTCTAAACCTGACTTGATACTCTCCTTCAGGTATACAAGTCTCTCCCCAAACTTTTTCTTGGCGGCTCTCATCTTCGAGAGTATAGCATAAAAATTTTCTTTCATTAGTTATATCAAATAGTATACCGTTAGTAGAGTCCTTTCCTTTGTTGAACCTTATTACTTCTAATTTCATTTTTAAGTTTATTAAGTCGAATCTTTTCCGCTTCTTTTACGTGATCTTTTCTTTTTTTTATAGGATTGAAGTAAAATTTCTTCAATTAGAAAGAAGCCTTTATTAACTGCATTCCACCAGACTCCCCTGCATCTTCTCGACCCTCGGATCTAGCCAACCTTCTTTGTAGTGATTTGTATCTAGCCCTAGCAATTGGGTTTCTCATGCCAATTTGTTTGTCTTTAGAGTATAGCTCTCTTCTTTTGCCAACCCTCTTCATTCTATTCTTAAGGCTTGTTTGTCTTGCGTCTCTTCCGCCCTGAATTAAGTCTGCTAATATAAGAGCCATAGATTTCTTCTCACGATCTTCTCCTGCAGCTGAATCTGCTGCATCTCCCTGATCGTAACCATAAGCCCCACAAACTATCTTTCCATCTACCTCTTTACAAGACTCCCCCTCTGATCCCATGCTAAAGTCTATCTCTCCTGTAGAAGCTTCTGCATCTCCTTTACTTTCACCTTCTTTTAATTCTTGTTTCATAGCTATACGCCTTAATAAAGATTCAATAGGTGCTATCTGTCTATCTTCAATATCTCTTAACTTTGACCGTTTTACACTCCTACTACCTTTACTAACAGGATTAGTTTGACCCCCTGCGTCCATTTTAGGTGCGTCTAAAAGACCTTGATATTTATTTGCCCTTATAGTCTTCATGATGCTGCAAATATTTCTATTGATTGAGTGCTAGTTCCAGCAGTAGCTTTTATGCTGTCTATTTGAGCTAGCGTTATAGTTTCATCACTACCAGTAGCATCTGCATCCAGCTTATCTTCCGTTAAAATAAAAGAGCTCCCAGCGTCTACTTGAATCATAAACTCCTGTGCTACATCTCTTATTCTAAGCTTCATAGAGTTAGATGTGTCTAAGTTTGTAATCCTTAAATAAGCAAGCGTATTGTCTTTAATAGTACCGCCTTCTACGGCTGCACCAAATAACAATATCGTTTTCTCGGTATTTGTTATGGTTACTACACGATGGTATACTTCTGTAGCCCCATAGGTATGTATGTTAGTACCCCCTACATCCTTTCCGTTAAGGACTAATTCTTCTTTAATTGTTACAGTAAGTGTTGCCATATGATATTTTTACAAATATAAGATATTATTCTTTATAGAGTTTGATCTATATTATAAGGGGTAAACTCTTCACTAGCTCTAATAGCTTGCATAATAATTTGTTTTTGATTACTATCCCAATCATTGTTGTTCATGAAGTCAGAAAGTTGTCTAATATTGGTTGAACCAGCATTTTGTGAAAGATTTCTCGCTATAGAGTCAAAGTCTCCAGAAAGGTCTACACCTTGTGAAAGAGCAGAAGTAATACCTGTTTTCATAATAGCTTCGTATTCACCTCTTTGCCCTCTTCTGCCAGCCATGTAATTACCGTAATCACTTAAGCTATCTTCCATATCACGCTGTCTAATACTTCTTTTTACTTTTCTGAAAGACTTCCTTATATCTGGGTCTTGAACTCTAGGAGCTGTATCAATCCCAAGCTTTTCTGCTAACTGTCTTAAAGGTCCAAACTGAGTGCTGTGTATTAATTCGTGGCCTAATATCTCATTAGGGTCTGTAGGTTTGTTTAAGTCGTCTGGTTTAAATCTTTCATCAAAGTCTACTTCTGCAGTTCTAGTAGCAGGATTAAAATAACCAGCAGAAGGAACACGATCCCCACCTGTTGTAGATGAAATCATATCCATCATCTGCTCTAATTCTTCATCAGTCATTTCAGACTGTTTAACATTTGTTCTAGCGACCCTTCTCTCACCCCTTCTATCTATCCTTTCGTCACGCTTTTCTCTCATTCGGTTTATCAAGCTAGATAAAACTCCATCGTCTGTAGTTGTACCGTTTTCACCTTTTTTAATAGGCCTTACATAGCCACCATAGTTCTTGACTTTTGCTTCCCCCTCATTAAATATCTCTAGATATTCCTCTGGGGTTTTATTGGTGCCAGAAACCACATACTCTTTTCCATCACGTAGAGCAGCGAAATATTCTCTAGTTCCTTGCCTACCTAAGAAATGGGTCAGCGCAGCAACTTCATTTTGAGAAAAATTCCACTTATCACCTAGTTGATCTTTATATTCTGCAGTAAGATCTGTAGCATTACGTTGCAATGAAGGGGCGTTAATACCCTCATTTATCCTCTGATCCATATATTTATCTTGAGCCTCTAAATCTGTAGAAAACTCTTCCCTGGTACCATCATAATCATCCTCGATTTCGCTAAATCTTTGACCATACAACCCCGTAGCCGAGCTTTCAGGATTAATCATAAATATCTCTTGTCCACCCCCACTTTCTACCTGAGAAATACCAGACTTAAAAGACGCTACATCTAAAGAGTCTGACGAGGCTGCCGATTTCTTTGGATCAGTTGGATCAGTAGTTAATCCCTCATCGCCCTTCTTCCCCTTATCGTAAGCCATAGCTACCGCTTGTTTAAATGGGTAGCCCTCTTTTAAAAGGATTCTTAATTTATTGTTTCTGAACTTAGACTTCTCCATAAAGCAAAGATAAGAAATAAAAAACCCCCATATATTAAGGGGGTGTGTCATTTAGTGATGGATATAGCTTGGGCTTGATCAACCCATACAAAAACAAATTAACTAATACACTAAAACCATCATAAACAGTTACAAAAGCTATTCGTTTAGTAAACTTGAGCAAAGTTAACCCATAAAAAACTTAAAAACAATCGTAAATAATTACTTCAAGTGATGATTTGTAATGGATTGATAATATAAGGATTAGGTAGTCACAATTCTGATCCTAAAGAATTTGGCAACCGCCGCATAAGAGTAAAAAACGGCGAAAATAGCGCCTGTAGAAAAAATTGGTGAAAATTTTTTTGAGAAATATAGAGCTTGGGGATTATATATACATGTAGACGCTAGCTGACGCACACCGAAACGCACTCGCATCAACGTATACGCAGTGCATTCACGCATTTGCGCATACTTTTCAGCTTTTGCTAACTCACTGACGACTAGGCATTTGTCCGCACCGACCTCATGCGCAGCTTTATGTGTGTGTATATGCGTTTAGTTTTGGGTTACCGAAGGTAGTCTAATAGGCTTGGGGGACAACTCCTCCCCTCCTATATAGAGTAGTATACTACTACTCTGCACTGACCCTGCACTGAACCCTTAGTAGTTGTAGTATTAAATATATCTCAGTTCTTACTGAGAGATATATTTAATACATACAACAACTTAAATATGCAAATCCCCTCTCATTCAAAACCAATTTCAGATGTCAAAATCTACATCAAAATCTGTCCTTGCTGAGACGAAGTCAGCAGTAAACAAAGCTATGTACAACTGCACGAAGCAAAAGAAAGCTATTGCCTTGAAGTTCCTAAAGGAACTGACTGCTGAGGTTGAAGCCTTGAAGGTGGTTGTGCCTAAGAAAGCGAAGTCGAAGACTTCCAAAGCCAAGTCAAAAGCTACTCCTGTTAAGGGGTTGTCGAAGATGACCAAAGCACAACTGCTTGAACACTTAGCTACGCTAAGTAAGTAAGTTGCTCTGATGAGTCCTGAGTGGACGAAACTACCCCTAAGGGGGTAGTCAGTAACAAATCAAATCAGTTCACATGGTTACATACATAGCTTGGTGCTTCATTGCCATCATCTCAGTCTCTATTCTATTCACAGCATACTCATACCCAAACAGATGAAATTCACAGACATACGTTCAGCTGTACGATTAGCTAAACAGCAACCGACTACAAAAAACAAGCGGATAGCTATGCGCTTAATTAAAGAGATGACTGTTCACATTTCCTCTTTAGAGGAGGTAAAAGATTTCAGTGGTAGGAACCTTGCACGTAAGGTTAGGCTAGGGTTGAATAGCAACCAAAGAATGGAGCATAGGCAAGCACGTACCAACATATGTACTACGTATCTGAAGAGTGAAGTCGAACCAAGCTACAAAGCACGGAGGTGTGCGATTTCTTTAGAAATTAGAGATGGGGAAACTCCAGAGCAAGCGTACCTACGTAGCAAGGAGGAGAGGTTGAAGGCTGAACCTTTAGAAGTATAGTATTATATATCTCAATGTAATTGAGAGATATATAATACATATACTACTTAATACCGAGAAAGTCGGAACCAAATTAGGATATAGAAATAAAACCTTATACATTAGCGCAAATTAAAAACCAATTCAAATGGATAACATTAGTTTAACTCAATCAGAACGAGATTTCCGTGAGTGGAAGACAAACCGAGCAGGCCTAATAGCCCGCACTAAAGATGAAATCAAGAAGCAACAACTAAGTATACGTCATGCAGAGGCAACTCTAGACAGATTGTGTCTTCAATTAGAAACCTTAGAAAACCAAGCAAAATGAACGAAAAAACAATCATGACACACGTATATGCCGTCCACGTATTAGACTCACTCCTTGACTATTGTCAGACAGAGCTATTTGCGTCATTTGAGGATGCAAAAGAAACTTATACGGACTACTTATCCGTACATCACAACTACATTAAGCATGTGCATAGCACAGTAGATATTAATCCGAATACATTCAGTCAGGATGACGAATTACCGCACCTATACTACGAAGGCGATGAAAGCAACATTAAAATACTAATCGAAAAAATCCAAATCAAATGAAACAATTTACAGACACACAAAA